TTATGCGACACTGTAAACCTCTTTGGCGCGGGTCGTGAACGCCTGAACCATATTCGAGGCCAGCTCTTTAAAGATGCGGCCAAACGCCAGCTCAATCAGTTTATTGGTAAACTCAAAGTCCAGCTGGAACTCGATGCGACAGGCATCAGCGCTGAGGGGGGTAAACTTCCAGCCACCCATCAGGGTTTTAAACGGACCATCTACCAGATGCATCAAAATACTCTGATTGCTCGTCAGCGTATTGCGGGTGGTGAACGTCTTGCTGATCCCCGCTTTGGAGACATCGACCGCCGCCGTCATCTGCGTCGGACCAGACTCCAGCACGCGGCTCCCGGTACATCCCGGAATAAATTCTGGATAAGACTGAACGTCGTTCACTAACTGATACATTTGTTCCGCGCTGTATGGAACAAGCGCAGTACGGCTAATCTGAGGCATAGCATTTCCCATGGTCACACAACCGACAAATAATAACATTTATCACCTGTTAAAAAAACGCTAAGCCTCATCTCGTGCTAATATAGCGCGTTAGACCTCACAGGACGCAATGAGGTGACTTTTTGAAATCAGATTACCGATGGCTTTACGATACTTATGACGAAGAAAAAAGCACATAAACCAGGCTCGGCGACCATTGCGCTCAACAAGCGTGCTCGCCACGAGTATTTTATTGAAGAAGAATTCGAAGCTGGCCTTGCATTGCAGGGCTGGGAAGTAAAATCGCTGCGCGCCGGGAAAGCCAATATCGGTGATAGCTACGTGATCCTGAAAGATGGCGAAGCCTTCCTGTTCGGTGCCAACTTCACGCCGCTGACCGTCGCCTCGTCACACTACGTGTGTGACCCAACGCGTACCCGTAAGCTGCTGCTGAACAAGCGTGAACTGGAGTCCCTTTATGGGCGCATTAACCGTGAAGGCTTCACCGTGGTTGCCCTGTCGCTGTACTGGAAAAATGCCTGGTGCAAAGTGAAAGTTGGCGTCGCGAAGGGTAAAAAACAGCACGACAAACGTACCGATCTGAAAGAGCGCGAATGGCAGCTCGACAAAGCACGTATTATGAAAAACGCAGGACGTTGATTCTGCGCACTTATTGTACTATTCAATAAGTTAGCGTTCCGGGCTGGTATCCAGGATCTAAAATCTGGTATACTCAGTTCAACACTATTGGGGCTGATTCTGGATTCGACGGGATTTGCGAAACCCAAGGTGCATGCCGAGGGGCGGTTTGCCTCGTAAAAAGCCGCAAAAAAATAGTCGCAAACGACGAAAACTACGCTTTAGCAGCTTAATAACCTGCTCTGAGCCCTCTCTCCCTAGCTTCCGCTCTTAAGACGGGGATTCAAGAGAGGTCAAACCCAAAAGAGATCGCGTGGAAGCCCTGCCTGGGGTTGAAGCGTTAAAACTAATCAGGCTAGTACGTTAGTGGCGTGTTTGTTCGCAGCTGGCGTGCGAATGTAAAGACAAACTAAGCATGTAGTACCGAGGATGTAGAAATTTCGGACGCGGGTTCAACTCCCGCCAGCTCCACCACTTTTGATAGGACTGCAACCGGACAGTGGCAATAAAAACAGCCACTTACGGACTCTGACCAGACAGAGCTCAGACCGAGAAAAGACAAAAAAATGCACGTGAAATGCACGTGCACTTTAAAAGAACCCCAGATCTCACGGTCTGGGGTTTTTCTATTTGTAACTAAGGGTAACAAAAACACATCCCCTTTCGTGCTCCGCTCGCCTTGACACTGTTTATTTTTACAGTAAAAATACTGTATACAACCACAGTGGTTTTCCGGAGGCTTTTATGTTCGTTGAACTGGTTTATGACAAGCGAAATGTAGAGGGACTTGAAGGGGCCAGAGAGATTATCCTGGCAGAGCTGACGAAGCGAGTGCACCAGATCTTCCCTGATGCCGAAGTGAGGGTGAAGCCGATGCAGGCGAACGGCTTGAATAGCGATGCCAGCAAAAGCGATCGGGAAAAGCTGAACCGCATGCTGGAGGAAATGTTTGAAGACGCAAATATGTGGCTGGTGAATGATTAGCAAAGCCCGTGTTCGCTTCGTGCATACCTTCAACTACGCAGACATGCACCACTACCCATCGTACTTTTCCGATATTGAACGGCACTTCATCTTAGTGGCGTTAAATAATAAGCACTTTTACTACTCACTGTTTTTGCGGTCACTCCAATAGATGCCCTTTTCAGTGCCGCATTAAATGCAACTAACGTTACCGGTCTTGGAGTTGTCTTGGTACGATGTGAATGGCTCTGAAACAAAAACACATCTTCAGGATACTTCTCCCTGCGGGAGTGGAGAATTCTTTTAACTCCTGGCTTAAGAGCAATGCATCTTTCCCTCAGTCCTTTTGTGGCTGAAAGAACAAGAATATCATGGCTCACATCATCAAACTTTGCCCCAAGAAGCTGTCCGGGCTTAGCCTGACTCAGATACAACATTGCCCAGAGATCTGACCATGTATCAGAAATATTCTCAAGATTCCGCTTGATAGCAATAAATTCAACTACGGTAAGCCCCCACACATCTCTCATCATTCCTTTCAGTAGATCCTCTTGTTACATGAAGCTTATGTACAAACAGAATCTTCATGGTTGTAACATTCAATATTCGAATTACCGAACAGTGCCCAGCAACCGTAGCTCATTTTTACATATGGCTGTCCGAAACATCAAACATCCTGCTCTCATACTAAGAATTTTTTGTTCTGAACGTTTGCAGTTCCGTATTGTCTAAATGAAAAGTTCATAAAAAAGGTTCAACATGGCAACGTTTATAATCGCAAGTACCGTAGTTGTTGCTCTTGGCTTGATAGTATTGAGCCTGATCAAAATTGGCATAAGCACATCGAATAACCCGGATGAATTTTAATGTGTTGAAGTTCGTGTAACGTCTTTATTTACTAGGAATTTTTTATATAGAGTACAAACGGCCACATCGTAAATGATCGCCACCTGCTTCCGATCCACTCCGTTTGCGATCAACCTGCCAGCCTGAGCCCATTGCTCAGGTGTCAATTTTGGCCGCCTCCCACCGATTCGCCCTTTCTCACGGGCTGCGGCCAACCCAGCCCGAGTGCGCTCCACTATCAACTCCCTCTCCATTTCAGCCAGAGCTGACATGATATGAAAGATGAAGCGGCCCATCGGGCTTGATGTATCAATGCTGTCCGTGAGGCTCTTGAAGTGGATGCCACGCTGACGTAGTTCATCCACCAGCAGCACCAAATTACGCATGCTACGACCAAGACGATCCAGCTTCCAGACCAATGACGAATCGGAAGGCGTTAAAGTCACCCGTCTGAACGTCGGGCAATACCTTATCGAAGGATGTCAGGCACTCAATTCGGATGCGGCGTGGGGCGGCATGGATGGAGGTTTTGACATCCCTACCGACCGCAACAAGCAACCGCTCATCTGGCTGGATTATGAGGTTAACGCTGACGGTTCGGTGCTGGTGAAGACTTATCACCGCACGCATCCTGACGCGCCAGCGTTCGCCAAGAATGAACTGGATGGCCTGAGCGATGGCGATCCTGTCGATATCCCGGCTGATCAGTTCGTCAGCGTTCGTGTTGAGATGCCGCAAAACAGCATCTGGAATCAACGCGCAGCTACGGTTGAAATACCTGATTCATCCGCTGGTTAAACAGGGAATCTTCAGGCATATCCAGGCGAACATCGATCCAGCTATTCGCCGGTACGTCCATCGGTTCACCTTTGGTTTTAATGATCTCACCTTCATCGCTCAACATGTATTTGCGCTTAAACAGTCGAATCGTCAGGCCGCCGCTTTCGGCTTGCTCTGCCTCAACGACACCTAGCTCCCCCATACCACCAGGATCCATAGGTGGTAAGAGTTGCCAGCCAGAAGAAGCCAGGCCTGCTGAACCCGTAAGTACATAAACACCAACATCAAAACGGGTAATTTTGATGCCCTCCGCTTCTTCGTTAGCCGTTCCGCATCCGCACCAGGTGAAACCTTCTTCTGCCACATCAGTACGCTGGCTATCTTCCTTAGATTTGACGATACGAGCCACCGGCGATGCTGCTTTAAGCGTTCCATCACTGGCTTTTGTGGTGTTGGCGGTTGAGTAATTTTCATACCAGCTTGTATAGGTTCCACCTTCCAGAGCCCGAAGGTAAGAACGCCCGCCTCTGAATGCAACCTGTGTATTATAAGCGGATGACTGTGTGGAGTGGGTTACTGTAAAACCAAAAACAACACCGGAGATCGGTCCGCTACCTTGCCCAGTCCAGAAACAGGTTTTCCCGGCAAACGTATTGATGTTTTCAGACCCAGTTCCGATACTGTTGCCTCCAATACCAGAAGAACCTACCGTAACAACGTTTTCACGAGACTCGCCAGTATTAAGAGTGGCTACGTTGCCCAAACCGAGGTTTGTGCGAGCGTCTTCTGCCTTTGTTGCTCCGGTACCACCATCAGCGATTGCAAGCGCACCATTGCTCCCTTTCTGCGCCAGTTTACCGATGCCTGGGATCGTTACAGGGGTGCCGTTGATGGTAACGGTGATGCTCTGGTTTGCCGATGTGGTGGCGAACGTCTCCCACGCGCCAATATTCTCGTCGTACTCTTTTATAAGCTGCGACATGGCCTGTGCCAGCCCATCAACCGAGATAATGTCCGACACAAGAATTCCATACTTCTGGCCGCTAAGCGCCGGGGAAGCAGCTGGCGTAACTGTCATTGACGTGGCGCTGTTCACGGATGAAATCTGAAACAGCTGCACCGGGTTAGACATGACAATAATCGTCTGGCCAGCGCGGACCTGGCTGGCGGGTGCTGTCCAGTTCGTGCCGGTGCCGGTTGCGGTATTTCCGTTAATGGCGATGGTGCCGGTGTTATAAAGCATATTTTCTCCAGGCAATAAAAAACCCCGCCGAAGCGAGGTTGATTTGAATACACAGTTAATTCAGACGTACATATCAGGCAGAACCGGAAGGCTGAGCGGCGTTATAGTGTTATTGCCGAAAATGGCATACTGCTCGCGACCAAGGTATTTCCCGCCCTGAACTGAAGCGTTCCCGTTCTGTATTTTTATCCCGAACATCCGATACACGTACATGCCATTGACCATATGAACCATCAGCCCAAATCTCCCCAGCGGAACATAGCCGCTACCGATGCTCACGGCGCTTGTCGAAGGGCTCCAGAGTTGGTTCAGATATACGAATGGCCGTTTTGTGGTTGAAAACGTACAGGCACCGGCAGCATTGAAAATATTGAGGCCGGTGCCAGGCTGCGGCGCTACGCCGCTGGCGAAGATAACGATGTCTATCGTGCCTGTTGCGGGGGCGTCATCATTCGTGGACGGAGGGCTGAAGAACCTGACCGTACTTCCGTCGAAGTCAATCGTATTGCCGCTGTTGCAGCGTCCAAAAACGATATATTTCGACTTGTCATAACCTGCTATCGTGGGAACCGCCCAACCCCCGGTCGGAACATTAACGGTACCCTTCCAGATACACTGGCCTGACTGTGTGGCATTAGTTATCGAGGTGAAGTCTGTACTGTTGCTGATGAGCAAGCCCACCCCACTTCGCTGACCTGTCGGGAATATCTGCCATAGGCTTCCCGGAAACGTGTAAGTGCTATCCCGTTCGCTGATGCGGTTGTCTTTCATCGTTGAGTTCTGCGTGACGCGGCCCCCCGATATGGTGACCGAGTTCATCTTATGAAGCAGACCTGAATCAAGGTAAGCCGTAGCGTGCGGGATAAACAGCACCTGCGCCCCGGAAACATAACCGGCAATATCCGCGTATTTTGCTTTCTGGTAACCACTGTCAAAACTGGCCCCATACGACGGGCATCTCAGGCCCGCCGTTATCTCCATACGCTTTCCGCCGTCATTCAGTTCTATCAATAATCCTGTCGGCATTTTATGACCATGTCCCGAGTACGATCCGGCCACCTCCCGGTATATTAATGGTTACGCCATTACCATTGATAACCGTTGTGTTGCCGGAGCCATTGAAAGAAAAATTACCGTTTGTGGCGTAAATCGAGCCGCGAACGGTCACGTTGTTGAACGTCGCGTAGCCTGACTTGTTGATGTGCCAGCCAACGTTCCCCGTGCCGTCCCAGGTTGTGGACTGGATGTAGCTGCCGATTTTGGTGTTGTCGATAGTCCCTTCACCAATCACAGTATTTCGGATAAAGGTCTGCCCGTTCTGAATCACGAACGGAAGCGTAACCGTCGCTCCTGCCTGATGCGTTACCGCGAAGCGGTCAGCCAGGAAGATAACCTGTGACTGCATCCCAGATGGCGTATTCTCCACGCCGATCCCCATCCCCGCCGCGTAATACTGGCCGTTGCTGGATAACCCGACCTTGATGCTGTACATCGCCTTCAGGTCGCCGTTGACGTTCGCAATGGCCTCCGCGTTGGTGGTGATCGCCGAAGTGTGGCCATTAACGGTCGCCGTGATGCTGTTTACCTGCGTGGCCATAGCCTGCTGGTAATCCGAGAACGTCTGATTCAGGTTGTTGATAGATGCTTTGTTGCCGTTAACGTCCGTCTGCAGGCTCAGCAGCGAGCGCGCCGTTGCTTCCTTCTCGTTAACGATAACCTCGTCAATACGGTCCAGCTGAGCGCTGTTACCGGCGACCGTTGCGGATAACCTTTTGCGTGTGGCCACCTGCGCCAGCCCGTTCTGGATAATAGCAATGGCCGAGTTTTTCACCCCGCTCGTCATGCCGTCCATGGATACACTGATGTTATCGATGCGCTGGCCCAGCGCGGTATCAGCCGTCGCCACGGTCTGCTCAAGCTCCGAGAGAGAAGACGATACATCTCCGACCGTGCTGGAGAGCTCATTAACGCTGGTCTGAACCTTCCCGACGTCCTGGGCGTTTTTGGCGATATCCTTCGCATGCTGCTCAAGTTCATCATTGGCCTGTTTGATGTCGTCAGCCATGCCAGCAATTTTTTCATTGCTGTCCACAGCATTCTCTATCAGGTCTTTGAAGGTATCAGAGTCTTTAATTTCCTCCAGGATCACATCGGTGATGTCGGATACATCAATGCTGGCCTGTCCGCGCACAAAGTCTGTATAACCTGATTCGTTTCCGCTGCGGTCCACCAGCTGCGCGCGGTACCAGAAAATTTGCCCAGCCTTTAGGCCCATCTGCTGATACTTGCGCTGCGGATAGGGTACGTCTGCCAGCAGCATCGCATCGTCTTCCGTCCCGGTCAGACTGTACTGAATTTCCGTCTTCAGCGTGTCGTCGGTGTTCGCCGGGAATCCCCAGCTCAGCTCGATACCGAATACCACATTATCGGAAGCGATGAAGCCGACCGGTTTCGGCGGATTGCCCACTTTACCCGTAAGATTTACTTCTGATGATGTCGCCCACACCGATGAAACGTCGCTGGCGTTCACCGCCCTGACGCGAACCAGATAACGACCTGAGTAGATCCCCTGAACTTCGAAACCGAGAGAAGATGTTCGGGGCACGCTTACCCAGTTGCCACTGTCACGCCGCCATTCCGCCTCATACGCAACGGCACCCTGAATAGCATCCCAGGCAACGCGCATAGTGGTAATCGCAATGTTCTGGTTAACCGTAGAGTAACTGTCTACGACAATATTTCCTGGAGGAGCCTGAACCCCTGGTGGAATGACACTGACTGGCCGCTCGTCCAGTCTTGCGCCGGTATCAACAGCGGAATAGATGTCAGGGTTGTAAGTCGTCCCGGTGACTTCGAAAGTGCCGTCGTTGTTGTCCCGCGTTCCCGTAACACGGAAAAGCGCTATAAACAGATCGTCAGAATCCACGCCCCAGTTACATTCAGCCTCCGGCGTTTCGCTGTAGGGTGTGGTGACAGTGACTGTGTTTCCGTTAACGGCCTGGACGGTTCTGGCCTGAGCTGTGCCTGATGGAAGATTCAAAAACAGCCTGTTACCGGCTTTCACATCAGCAGCGCGATCGAGGGTTATGTTGCGGCAGTTAACCGCACTCACCCTGCCGCCGATAGTTCTTCCGGCCAGCTCGTTAGCAGCCACGCCGATCACCTCACCAACAGGGGGGACGTCCATGCCTGTGCTGAAGGTCACCACCTCGCCGATACCGTTGGTAAGCAGCGCCCAGCGCCCCCGCCGGTTTGCCTCTGACTGCCTGGTGCAGCCGATCGCAGTCATTTCGAGCTGACGATAATCGAAGCGCATGGCCAGATCGTTATCGTAAACAGGCTCAGGCGTGTCTTTGTAGTGGTTAGCTGGGTCAGACCAGTTCACCAGCGCGGCAGTGTTTCGGGTGGTTTCACTCGGGTCCGCAAAGGTAAATTTACCCTCAACTACGCTGGCGTGGTTATAGATATGCCACACATCGCGGGGCATATCAGCCAGGACATACATCTTATTGTCACCCCAGTACGTCATGCCGCGAAATATACCCGCCAGATCACGAAGTACGGTCCAGGCGTCATTACGGTCCTGGATATAAACGTTGCAACGAAAACGCGGCTCCGTCCCGCTGCCGCCCTTGCCGTCTGGTACCAGCTGATCGCAATACTGGGCGATGCGATAAAGTTCCCACTTGTCTATCTGAGTCGCATCGATTCTTTGCCCCAGCCCGAAGCGCTCGTTCAGAATGATGTCGTAATAAATCCAGGCAGGGTTATCCGTCCACGCCCATTTAAATACGCCCTCCCATGTACCAGAATAAGTGCGGGTTTCGGGATCATAAGTATCAGGTACACGGATGATTCGCCCTTTCGGATTGCACACAACCTGAGGAATGCCATTAGGGAACTGCTTTGCGTCAAACTCTACATACAGCAGCGCTGTGTTAACGTAGCGAAGTTTGGCGTCAATAATTTCAGTTACAGCTACAACGCGCATGGTGTCCACGATATTCACGCTCGTGGAATCCGGCGTGATTCTGCGAACCCGTAACTGCCAGCCAGTCGAGGATTTTGGAAGGTTAACGCGGTGACTGCGCTCATAAAGCGACGTGGTTTTGTCATCGACAGCACCGTTAACCACCGTTTCATACGGCCCGCCATCTACCGACAGATCGATAGCATACTCGACGCGGGTGCCGACTTTGTCGCCGTTGTTTTTCTGGAGCAAGAGAGTTGGCCATCCCAGGCGAATTCGCAGCGCAGAGAGCTGCGTGTTGGATACCGCGCGCACGTACGGCACAGCCTGTTTCAGCTCGTATGAAACCTGAAGTTCGTTTTCAATGCCGGGGAAGCCCTGAATGTAGTCCTGGTCCTGAGTACCGGAACGGAACTCATATTTCACATTATTGAAGTTATAACTTCCGTCGGCGTTCTGAAGAGGCGTGTACGAAGATGAGTCACCAAGAAAAATGTTTTTACCATCAAGCCCGCCAGCGAACTCACCCTCTCCAAGCGCAATCAGCACCTTTGCCCTTGCAATGGACTGAATGCTGTCCGGTGCTTCAACGGGTGTTCGGGTCTGATTGCTGCCACCTTTACCGCGGCCTTTGATGATCGTCGTCGTCATATCGCGTCCATAAAAGAAGCCACCGTCAGGTGGCTTGAAATGGGTAGTTTGGTTTATTGCTGATCTTCTGCATAAATCCCGGCTGAGATAATCGCACCGCCTATTTCCCTCTGTCCGTAAAGCAAAGGAACGGGGTTACCGGATGCCGTAGTATTGACGGGTCCGCCAAACGCATAGGAAGGCTTATTATCTGGGTCCTGTCGCATCCTCAGACCAGCAACCTGAGGGGAAAGCATTTGCACTACACCACCCACAGCCATAGAACCAGCTGCGGCATATAGCGCCATTTGTGTACCTGCTGCCCATCCTATTGGGTTCCACCAGGTAAAAGCCGCAATTGCGGCGGCAGTAACAATTTGAAAGAGGCCAGCCCTTTTACTGCCGCGTATTACAGGGATAATGCGAAGTTCATCGCCAGGTCCAAGAAGATCAAACTCTTCCTTTCCTATGTTTATTTGGTTTCGGAAGATGACAAAGTCCAGCCCCTTCGCTCTGGTCTCACGCAGGTAGGCATCAAATCCATCAATTGTGTTAGATAGCGCCCTGAATACCTCACTGGCAGACGTTAACGCGCGGCGGTGGGTCCTGCCAAATCGCTGAGCCATTGAACCACTGAGTTTAATGACGGTTTTTCTTTCCATTACATCAAATCCTTATAGCGCAGAATTTTGATGGTACGGTCACGATAATAGCCACCGTATGGAATGCGCTGACTTAGCTGGCCATACATGTGGTGAAGGAGCACATTACCCTCAAGCAAAATACCCGCGTGGTTTGGGACTGCGGACTGTACCTGCATGATCACCATGTCACCTGGCTGGGAAGGCCCGTCGAACTCCCTGAATCCACACTCATACCAGTTGTCCATGTAGAGGTTTTCGCCCTGCTCCCACCAGTGACGATCCACGCTGTAATTCGGTAACGTAATACCGTGCTCAGTACGGAAGTAATCCATGATGAGAGACCAGCAGTCGGCGTGACCGAGCACAAACTGGCGACCAGTTAACGGGCGATCACCACGAGGCATGACGGTACGAATATCCCCTTCAGGCCAGGATGCAATTACCCAGGGCAATTCAGTGGCATCGCACATCAGCATGTCGAGTTCACTGGGCTGGGTTGTCGCGCCGTCACCAGGATGGCTGTGCACGATAGCAACTACTGTGCCCTGCTCTTCAGCCGCTGCATAATCTTCAGGAGACAATTCAAACTGCTCAGTCGGGGATTCAGCCTGATTTCTGCAAGGGATGTATTTCTCTACTCGCCCCTTCTGTATGACAACGCCACAGCATTCGTCTGGACACGATGCGGCCGCGTGCGCCAGTATGGCGCTGACTGTTTTGTCGCGCATGATTATCCTCTCAGAAGTGAAGCCCCGGGGAACCCGCCATAATCCAGCTGCTCATTCTCTCCGAAACGAGGTTTGCAGCCCGTTGACAGCAGTCCGGAGCAAACATCCTGTGAAGGATCGTCCACACGGTTGCCGTCTTTATCGAACCAGCCGTTTTGCCCGGCGTAGGTGCAGCCGTTCCCGGTTTTGTACCAGCCCCGCATGCACCACGTGCACATTGGCTGAATTTGCCGGGTCGGAATAAGTTGCCCGCGCAGATCGGCTGGACTGGAAAGCTCAAACTCTACGGTTTCATCGTCTGACCCTGATTTACGGTCAATGTAATAAACCTGTTTGCGCTCCTCGTTGGGATTCGCAGTCGGGTTCCCGCCAGGAAAATTTCTTGCGTCCAGGTAGTGTGCAAAGGTGTCATGGATGATCACCTTTGCTTTAGCCATCCCCTGAAATCTTCGGCACAGCGCGCCAATCGTGCCGCTGATGTTTGCCACGGTGAGAGACGGCCGTGAACTCTGCCCGTCACTGCTGACAGATATGCCGGTCAGTTCATACGGCCACGCGCCATACTCCTGCCCCTGCCACCACACCGACTTCGGCTCAAGTTTTGACTCGTCGCCGCCTGCGGCGATGATTTCCGCCTCGGTATGCGGGATTGTCTCGTTGTGAAAGCGAAGAATACCGGCACCGAAAGCTGAGCCGTCCACCTCGATCAGGCGGACGCGCTTACCCGGCTCCAGTTTCTGGACATCAGATGAAATGCTCATGGATGGTATGCCTGTATGAATGTGCTGCTGAGGGTGTATTTTTTGTTGCCGTGGGTAGATATCTGGAAGGATTCCGCGCGCCATAAACCAGAAGGCTCAAGCGGTGGCTTCCAGATAAATGACTTCCACCCTGCATGTCTGTTCAGAAAGTTTTTAATGGCCTGAATGTAAGCCTCGTCGCCGGTAAAGCTCACGCTCCACTGAGGTGTTACCGGGTTGATGCCGTCCCCGGCCACCTGTGTATAGCTATCGCCAAACTGCGCCTTTCGGGTACGAAAACTTGTATCAACCTGAGAGGTAACCTTTGGGCACCAGCTGAAGGTTTCGACTGCCATGGTTAAACTCCCTTGATTAATCGCCACAGAGGCGAGCCCGGCGTGCTGGCCTGTTCGTTAATGACGCCAGTGATGGCATCTTTCAGTTGTCTGCCAGCGGCGCCGGCGGTTCCCTGACTTGCTGCCTGTGGTGATCCACCCTGAATATTGATATCGCCGAAGTTAACTGAAGGCACACCGCCGGAGACCTGCGGAGTACCAACTGCCCGAACGCCCAGCGAACCATCAGCGGCGCGCGTAAGCGGCATAATGGCTTCCGGACCAGCCTCGGCAAAAACCCCTGCGCCTTTGGCAAAAGCAAACAGCTGAGGCGTCTGAAAAACGCCATTGCTGTAAGCGCTCAGGGACGGAGAGTCGTAAACATTACCCTTCGCATTAAAGGTAAAGTTCGCGCCGGCATTCTGAATAGCGGTACCGCTGCTGGCGGTTGCGGCTGACGAGGCGCCAAAACTGAACAGTGATCCAATTGAGCTGACGCCATTAGCAACAGCCATGTTCACCAGAACGTTCTGGATGATCTTCAGTACGCTCACGCCCCAGTCCTTCCATCTGTCAACGTTGCCATTGAGCATGTCGGTGATCGTGGTGACCGCGCCACCCATGGCCTGCTTCATGCCGTCAGCGGCCATGGATGAATAATCAGTAGCTTCGTCCACCCAGTTCGCATAACCCTCAGACAGTCCCGTCATCCAGTCGTCACGCTGCGCATCAGAAGCTGCGTAATATCCCTCCTGGTCACGCAGGCGCTCTTCGAGGTAGCGCTTATTAAGTGCCAGCCCCTGCTGATAGAACGTCTCGTCGATTTCACCAGCCTGACGCTGGCGGAGAAGATCGGTATTCTTCTGCTCAAACTCCTTACGCAGATTGAACTGCTCCTGAAGTCTTTCACGGAACCTGTTTCCCTGCCCGTATCCCAGCAGTTGCGCTTCATCGGCTGCGCGGGCGCTGGCGTTACTGTCGGCAAGGTTGGCTTCGTAATTTCGCAGTTGCTCACGCAATTTAACCTGGTCAATCAGCGCAGCATTCTGCAATACCGTCTTTTTCTGGGCTTCTGTCAGCGTCGCCAGTTCTCCCTGACTAACCTGGTATTTAACCTTCGCCAGTTCAGTATTCTGGCCTTGCAGGGCAATCTGCTCTTTTTGCTGCTTGATAAGGCGCTTATACACATCCTCGGTTTTCTCGCCTTCGGTTTTACCGCCTTTCGCCTTAGGTTTGTTGGCCTCATTATTCCGCCATTCCGCCAGGCCGTTATTAATCAACTCCTGACGGCCTGTCTGGAATTGAGGATCACTGGTTAATCCCAGATCATCAGCGGCATAACTCAGCCGTAAACGCTCTTTGTCCTCACCCTTCAGGCGTGACAACTCCAGATCCCGGCGGCTCTTTTCGAGGGCATCAGTTTGTTTTTTGTCGAGGTCGGCCTGGGGAAGTCTGAGCGGGACGTTAGCCAGCCCCTGACGAGCCATTAATAGCTGATTTCCCAGCCCCAGCAGACGGTTAAATTCGTCATGCTGCCCATTCATCAACAGGAGAGATTGATAAGCCCGGTTTTGATTAGCAGCCTCTTCTCGAATGAGTGCCACCCGGCGATGTTCAAGCCCTTCCAGAACCTGTTGAATAGAAGCGGATTCTTGCTGCATCTGAGCAAGTCTTTCTTGCTCAACAGATAACTGCTCTGTAGCCGTAGCCAGCCCACGAGTCACCGTGTCCAAATATGTCAGGTGGTTAATCATGAAACCACCGCTGGTAGTTGGACCGGGATTACTAATCACTGACTGATAACCAGCTATCTGCTCTTTCAGGCTTTCAACCTTGCTCTTTTGTTCATCAATTAGCCTGATTTGTTCATTCAGAGCGGCACGAGTTTTCTCTGCATTATCTGAAGCTTCAGGAAGGGTCATTGCCCTCGTCTTTTTACTGACTTCATCTATCGTGCTGGCATACTCCTGAGCAGAGCGCCGAGCCTGCTCCTGATTTTGATACACCGCATACCAGGCACCGGCTCCAAGCATCACCAATCCCGGCACGCCGCCAATGAGCCCGAGGGCACTGCTTAAAAGGCGGGTGCCAACAGATGTGACACTATTGAGATTGCTTTGGGTGGTAACACGATTTGCAAGGTTCCGGTCTCTGGCGGCCTCCGCGGAAGCCAGGCGTCTTTCAGCGATAGCCTGTGCATCGGCGTTTTTTGCTGCCACCAGACCTGCCTGCGCACGCTCAAGCGCTGTTCTGGCTCTGACTTTCTCTGTAGCAGAACCGCTGGCTAGAGCGGTAGTCAGCCTGGCCTGGGCTGCAGTGACTTTTGCTTCTGCCGCAGCAATTTTCTCTTGCTGCGCAGCCTGAACATCTGCGCTACGCGATCTCTGTACAGCTTGCTGAGCCCTATAAACCTCCGCCCTTGAGGCGGCAACGGCAGACTGTGCAGCCTTATCCTGCGCAACGGCAAGAGCAACCTCTGACTTAGCCGCAGAAATTAGCGCGCCGGTTGCGCTCGTGGCGCTAGTTACTACTCCACTGAGATACCTTGCCAGCCCAACGCCAACAAGTGCACCCGCCACTGTTGTGATCGTGGACATATTGTCTGCAACATCACTTAGTGCGCCGCTTACTGCCGAAGAGGTAAATGAATCAAGCGTTTGGGCAACTCCGTCTAGGCCACCAGATAGCGCATCGGTAGCACCTGTAGCCTGGTTGACACCTCCAACCCATGCCATGAACGAGTTTGTGACTTTTTGCAGGGATCCGGAAACTGTTTGCGGCATGCTGGCAAACTCACCCTGTAATGAGCCCAACTGGCTCATTAATGCAGGAACAACCTTATCAATCGTAAGTTGCCCCTGGTCAGCCATGCTCTTCAGGTCTTTGCGGGCCACGCCCATTCCGGCGGCAAGTGCGCGGATAACACGATCACCTGCTTCGTTAACGGCGTTGAATTCTTCACCGCGAAGAACGCCCTGCGCCAGAGCCTGGCTGAATTGAGTGATAACAGAACTCGCTTCCTGAGTATTAGCCCCCGAAAGTTTAAGGCCGGTAGAAACAGCTTCGGTAATTTTCAGAACTTCGTCAGAGCTATACCCAAACTCACGCATTGAAGCAGCTGCGCGTGAAAAAAGGTTTGCGTTGTCTGAAAACGCGGTGCCAGTTCTTTGGCTGATTTCCATTAACTGGCGCTGAGAGGCAGCAAAATCATCAGCTGAAGATGATGCCTGCTTAAGACGGGCGTTTACTGAATTCCACTCATCAGCAATCTGCACGAGCTTACCAGTCGCAAAAGCGGCCGTAGCAGCAGCAGCGGCTCTTCCTGCCGATGCAAACCCAGCGGTCAGATCAGATAACGCCCTTTCGCTCTCTCGGGCGGCAGCGGCAGCCTGACGGCCACCATTTTGCATGGTGCGGTAATAATCCTGCCCCATACGTGAAGCGCGGGAAATTTCCGTCTGGAATGATTGCGAGTTAGCGGAAATTTTGATTATTAACTCACGTAAAGTTGCCATTTAGTCTAACTCCAGACGTAAAAAAACCGCCGAAGCGGTTTTATTTTTATTGTTTCCAGACCTTTTGCCTGGCTTCTTCGAGGTATTCTTCATCAGTCTTAACCGGTGGGGAATCGACTGCTAAATCACTACCACAGTGCTTACATTTAATAGCTTCGCTTTTGATTAACTCTGCACAGAATGGGCACTTCTTCATACCATCGTTTTCAATTAAGTCTTTTTCTTCTGCCGCAACATCCTTCTTTATTACCAAAGAATGTACAAAAGCAATTATAAATAGCAGAGCACCATACACCCACCATGCAAAGAAAGATCTTCCTTTGCTTTGAGCAATTAAGGCTGGAATTAAGCCTATAACAATTGAAACTAGTAAAATTTCCATTTTGGTTCCCCAGCATTATCAGTCTAAGAATCCTAATATTATCTGGGTCAAAAGTCACTGCGTCGCGGCAGTAAGTGCAGCCTCAAGCCCTGCAAACGGGTCATTCGGTTCTGATTGCTCCTCACCACCCCAGCGCAGGATCGCATCGTCCAGCGGTACTTTTGCCCCCTGCGAACCGTAGATGGCAGAGACGATCTGGGCGGCCTGAATGTCACCGCGAATATCGCCAACCGGACTTTGCCTGTCGTACTCAATCCACATCAGAAGCTCGCTTGCCGTCATATTCTGCCGAAGCTCTGAGAGCGTGCGCCCCATCCGGAGCGCAAGCGACATCAGAAACTTTACGCCGGGGGTTGAGACTTTTCCCGCGCTTCGTCCGCGTTGTTGATCAGGTCAAGCGCCTGTTTGAGCAGGCGTGAATGGACGGGGCCGTAGATTTCACGCACCTGCTCTTCTTCGTCTACGCTGAATACCGGTTGCTTATCGGTGTCGCACAGGACGTCAATGAAGAGCACCACGTCAGCGCAAAGATTACGGTGTGCCTTTTCCGATACCGACACATTTTCATCATCAGCACCCGCTTTCACCACTTCCTGCCAGCGAAGCCAGGCTTCACCGGATGGCTCACGGAGAACCACTTTGACGCCTTCCCACTCAGGAACGGCGACCGTCTTATGACGAAAACCCGACATCTTAGCCAGGGCGAGATTTTTAATATTCTTCATGCGACCTCTCAGGAGCCAGACTCGATGTTTTCAGGCTTACCTTTCAGGCGCAGGGAGAACGTTGCCGCCACTACGCCGTTGGTACCGGAAGACCAGGTGTGCTGGCGGATTTCAGCCAGGAACTTAAAGCCTTTGCCGGACGGGAAAATGACCTGGAAAGCGTAGGTCGTATCGTTGTCATACGCATCACGCAAGGCGTCCTGCGCCGGATTCTTGTAGAAGTTGCCGGACAGAGAGATTTCTGACGGAGAAGGCAGGCCGTTGATGTTCTCCTGCTCGGTAGAGCAAAGTGTTGTTACGTCGATATCCTGCTTCTGACCACCGGTGAACTGAATTTCTTTGATGGTGCAACTCAGATCGAGGAAGGTTGCGGAATCCATCGTTTCTTTGGTGGCTGGCAGGGAGGAAATAAGGATCTTCGTCAGCTGCGATTTTTCATAAAGTGCAGACATAGCTGTCTCCTGGAAAAAGAAAACCCGCCATTAAGCGGGTTCGTTGGGTGAATTAATTGTCAGGGGATAACTTTAAAATCCAGGGTGGCACGGTAGAGCCGATAATCTGGCTCGTAACCGGGGATTTTTACCACCTCTGTAGGGTTTAAGGGCTTCAGCGAAGCGAGCGCCAAGTCTCTCAGGGTGCGTGATTCAGTGATCGTAGTGGAATACACATCTACCTGAATGGAAACCCTGCTCTCTGCATGGCCGCACAGCACGTCAGCGGAAACATCATCGACGATGGAAAAAATAATCCAGGGTGGCGAGACAGACGGTTTTCCGTCACTACCTAATGGCGCAACGTAGGGATATACCCGCCCTTCTGCCAGGGGAGAAAGCAAAGCGTAGATATCATCTTCATTCACTTGCTCAACACCTCATCAATAGCCTGATTCATCCTAGCAATGGCGACGCTGGCGACCTCTTCCTCGCGCGTATCGTAAGCGGGTCGCACAAAAGGATGCGCAGGCATGTTCGCAGTGCCAAGCTCCACAAAGCGCCAGTAAAAGGCGTTTCTCGGGTTACTCGCCTTCATTGTGTTATCGCTGTTCCCGGTGCGCGGGTTAACACCACGAATATGGACGCCGGAATAAATTTCCCCGCGGCGACGGCTTTTTTGGGTCACCACCACCACGTTTTTTTTCAGTTTCCCAGTTCGCACCGGAGCGCGGGCGATCACTTCTTCCTTAAGCACTTCGGCACCGGCGCGCGTGGCATCACGCAGAACCTTGTTGTTTTCAGCGCGGCTAAGCGCCTCCAGATCCTTTGCGATGTCATTTAACCCGGAAAAATCGAGGCTCGTCTCAATCATTTTTCAGCTCCCGTTTTGCAAAGAATTTCCAGGCGATTGCCGGTCGCATTTGCTACAGGAGGACCGATGATATTTAGCACCTGGCCTTTATACGGGCCGCTGAGCACTTCCAGACGAGAAGAGGCGTTCAGCTCTGCCCTGAAGCGCATCCAGACGCGAATGGTTGCCTGTGCCGTTTCCGCGCCGCCTGAAAGCTGCTCTCTGCCGCTGATCCCCTTCACCTCAGCCGGGACCGGGTTGCCACCAGTCCACGTTTCAACCGGCTGACCAGATGGATCGCGCGAAGTCGTGAAGGTGAGAATTTTTACCCGGTGCCTGAATCGTCCAGGTTCCATCAGGAGCCCTCCTCAGGTTCAGATTTACCGCGCCAGTTGCGATGGATGAACATCATGCGTTCTGCTGCAGCGTTCTCATAAAGCTGTACTTCGCTTTGCGCGGTGCGGTGTTCAAACATGTCAGCAAAGACAAGGAGAATGGCGCCCTTAACGGCTGCAGGAATATCAGCTGCAACCTTCCATGCTGGTTCATCGCACCAGCGTATGCAGTAATCAAAAGCAGCCTGGGCGTACAGCGTGATCAGCTCGTCCCTGTCGTCTTCCTCAAACTCAATCTGCTGCTTAAACAGACTGAGATTCATTACATCGAGAACATCAATCGCCATACGTTAAAGGGCGGGTTTCCCCGCCCCCTCCATCATGAGCCAGAAGAGAAGGTGCCCTTGATGATTGCCGTCGGGCGATAGTGCGCCAGCGCCAGGCGCTCTTCGCACAGGATGGTCAGCATGTTTTTCACGAAGTTATCGCGGTCTTCACGGCTGACTTCCACGGTGGCATCCATGCGATCCCACACCTGTGAGGCCATATCAAAACCGCCCACCGTAAAGGTACCGGCGGCCTGCGCCTTAGTCGGAACCACTGGCAGGCCCCACATGATGTTGCTGGTAAACGCCTGAGGACCACCGAAGATATAGCGGCCTTCGTTGTCTTTCAGCAGCGCAATGTTGTGCCAGTCGCGCGGGTTCAGGACGATACCGGAAGCGCTAAACTCAGACTCTGTCACCTGGTAAATAGCGTGAGCGATAATGTCAGCGCGGGTGTCGCCAGTGGCATTCAGCGAGGTGTCGTAGGCGGTTGCCACTTTGTTCAGACCTTCCAGGTTATCCCCGGTGCCGTCGCCGTTCAGCAGCTGGCCTTCTTCCTTCAGCGCCAGACCGTACATGAGGCGGTTGTTGACGTATGACTGCAGCATTGGCGCATCGTCCATAACCTGACGTGACGCCTGGACCCAGTGGGCGATAGTCTTCACGTTCGCGGTCTGCTTGCTGAAGGTAATATCCGATTCAGGTTTCAGCGCTTTCTCGGCCACCACATCGGCGTTATTGGTAAACACCTCTTCACGGACGTATTCCAGGGAGTTACTGGAAATGCGCCCCTGCGCCAGCAGATCACGAATGGTCAGGCGACGCAGGCCTGGCATGATGATGCCTGGAACCTGCATCGGCTGGATCAGGCTGCCTGCAGAATCAGAATCACTGCCCAGCGACTTGTTAAAGGTTTTCGCGTCGAAGCTGCCTTTGCTGCCGTTCCAGGACTTCTGCAGCTCTTCGGCAGCTCGTTCGGAGAAGGATTTCTTCTCACCCGGATTTTCGGCACCGGAGGCCAGTTTCTGCTCAAGATCGAAGAGGCGAGTGCCGGATGTGGTCAGTTCTTCCTGTACTTTTGCCAGGTCGGACTGCAGCTGTTTGGAAACCTGGCCCGTGCTTTCGATTTCAGCTTTCTGCGCATCGAACAGCTGGGTCATTTTCTGCTGGGATTCTTCGATTGCTTTTTGAATGAGAGCGAGTTCAGACATAATTAATTACCTAAATTGGAAGGGAAAGATTTAATGCTCTGAAGCAGAGCGTTGATTTGTGCTTCGTTTCCGTCGCCCTCGGACTCGCTCCGAATCGCTGACTTAAACCGGGCTATTAACCCAACTGCCTGTGATTTGGTGAGCCCGACTGAATCCCTCAGCCAGTTCTCCACATCACGAATTGTTTCAATGCCGTCGACACTTTTCATGGCTGCGATGCCAGCCTGTTCGTTGGCGGGGAAAGTGCAGACGCTGATTTCGCGCAGAGCCTGGATATTCTTAAAAATGCGGCCTGTTGGAATGATGGTGTAATCGTCTTTCGCAACGGAAAAGCCAACCGACATACCTTCAACCGTACCGTGCTGCATTGCCGCTTTCAGGTCGGCGGCGCCGCTGTGCCCTGGGGTAAGTTGACCGCGCACATACAGGCCTTTTTCGTCTTCAGCCAGGCTGTCCCATTTACCAACCGGCAGCTCCCACGTCTTGTGGTTGAAAAACATCGCCACTTTGCGGGTCTGGTTCGCCAGTGCGTTTTTAAACGCCCCGGGCAGAATGATGTCGCCATCGGAATCGGTGTTATTAAAAACAGAGGCGTAGCCTTCAAAAATCCCCTGTTTACCGTCACCGGTGAATTTGATTTCTGTCTCGTCGAAGGACAGCGTTTTTACGATTTCAGGCATCACGGCCCCCATAAAAATTAAGCCCCGTTATTTCGCGGCTCTTTGTTGGTTCCTAAGTCGGTAATCGGCACATACTGCGCCTGTCGCATCGCCACATCGCCACCAGGTAATGGCGGCATGTTGTCCGTTCGGCGCATTTCGTTGATGGTACGGAGGCCAGACTCTCCCATTGCCTTCATGAACGCGGCACGGGAGGCAGAATCTCCCCTCAGCAGACCATCAAGATTGTGCTCAGCATGTAGGCGGCCAACGTCATTAGACGGGATAAGCCATCGCTGAATGCTGTTTTCCCACCGGGAGATATAGGGCTGCAGCGTGTACTGCAGGAAGCCGAGATTCTGTTGCTCGATGCCCGATCCCCAGCTCGTTGACTTCTCGACATCGCCGACAAGGTGAGGCGGTACGCCAAAGAACCGAGCCAGCTCGCTAACCTGAAATTTTCGGGAAGCCATCATTTCGGCATCCTGCGGCGTTACGCCAATTGCCGATGTGGAAAAGCCCGCTTCCAGAATCCAGAGACGTTTTTTTACCGGGCCGCCGGCGATCTCTTTGAAGTTCTCTTCGACCTGTGAGCGCTGCTGTTCAGTCAGCACTTTTTCGCCGGTTGAGAGGATTTGCGGAGACTTGGCACCATTGGCAAAGAAATCTCGCTGCTGGTCCTCCATCGCAACTGCCACACCTGCCGATTTACAGGCAAAAGCAATTGGTGACAGGCCGACCAGACCGGTGAATCCGAAGCCTTTAAGGTGAAAAATCTCTCTCTGCGAAAAGTTGGCGTATTCGCTGTCGCGTTGATAGCGATAAACCACTTTTTTTCCGACGAGTTTCACATCCATATTGGCAGACTGAAGCGGGAGAAGGCTGATCACGTCACCCGCGCTGTTGCGGTCCACCAGTGCATATGCGTTACCGTAGAAACAGAGCTGCATCGTCATGGCCTCCCTGAATTCCTGGGCGGTCATGTACTGATTCGGTGAGTAGCGCAGCAGTCGCGCCAGCGGATTGCTCAAACCCACTTTTGTGCGGTTGTCATTCTGGTCGGTTTCGAAGACATCAAGCGGTAAGCATGCCGTGAGCGTTGAAATCAGGCTCACGCAGCGCCAAACCGTCGAAATTTGCAGTATCCGTTCATCGTTAATGGATGAATCGCCCAGGTGTCCGTGGGCCGAAACAGGCCCCGTCTGTGAGCCCTGATTTGGGGTGACTAAACGCCCGCCGACAAACCAGGACTGCAGCCTTGCCCACCAGCCGTTATTGGTTCGCAGGTCAATCGTGTATTTAGGTTCTTCCATTACATGCTCAGCGGTCGGAAAATGAAGTCGTCGAAGTCACCACCCTGTTCGGTAACTTCCCCATTTGCAGCACCAACGGACATTGTCATTGCGACCATGCCATCAATACGGCCCGTTGCTTTGGATTTATCCAGCTTACGGTTGCCAGCAGCATCTTTTACTATCACCGCGTTCCAGGCACACATGGTTAACACCGGGTGCATGCCATGCCTCACCCGCCCGTTAAGCATCAGTGACTCAAGGGTGTCTACAGCTGGGCCCATATCCTTAAAGCCCTGGCCGAACTCGACCAGCGGAAGGCTCAGGCCGATGTCGTCAGCCTCTTTCCTGAACTGGTCAATGCGCCATCGGTCGAAGGCCATCGAAGTGAGGTCGAAATCACCGATGATTTCGGCGATGTCGGCGACCACGAATGAGTAATCGACGGACGCACCTGGCGTGGTACGCAAAAGTCCCTCCCTTGCCCATACGTCATAGGGCGCGCGGTCTGTTTTGGACCGCGCTTCCAATGTCTTTTGTGGGGTCCAGAAGAAGGGAAAGATATCCCAGACACCATCATCAGCCTCACCAGCGATAACCAGCGCCGTTAAGTCGTTCCTGGCTGACAGATCCAGCCCGGCATACCATTTCCTCGGTGTGTTAACCGGCGCTCCGCCGCACAACTCCCACACGCTGCGTGAGATGAACGGCGATACGGTAGACACTCGCTGATTAAGGTTGAGGTTGCGGAAAGTGTTCTCAAAGCTTGGCATTCGGCCTGCCATTTCAGCCTGGCGCGCCATGTCTTTTTCAGATCTGAACGTTCCCAGCGCCGGGTTCGCGGCAAGCCAGGATTCTCGCTTACTGATATCAGCGTCTTTTGGCGCTTCGTAAACGTGGCAGACAATGTGCGGATCTTTCGATTTGACCGCATCATCAATCCAGATGCTCAACAGGTCGGCATCGTTCGCTGCCTGGGTGCTGATAACGATAAGAAGCGGATTCTCATGCGCACCTTGGGCTGTAGTAATCGCATCAATAAAATCATCCTGCGGCCCCCTTACCTGCCCGGTTTCGTCCAGAATCGCCAGAATCGGGGAAAGACCGTGCGTAGTTTTACCCTCAGCAGATAACGCCTTGTATTCGACATTGCACGGCAGGCCTATTAGCTTCTTGCCACTGGGAATTATATGGACTAACTCCTGCAGCTCCGGGTTCAGGTTCACCATTTTCACGGCGAGGTTAAAAACGATGGATGCCTGCTCGCGGCTAAGCGCGCCGCTGACGATCTGGGTATTCTGTACCGCCTCTGGCCCCACCAGATGCGCCAGCAGGATGCCAGCTATAAGTCCTGTCTTCCCATTTTTGCGCGCGATGCTAAGTATCGCTTTATCGGTACCGACTGGATTGTCGTAAACCGCCAGGATGAATTCTTTCTGGAAGGGGTCAAGCTGCATGGGCTTACCGAGAAGCTTGCCTTCCGGCACGATGCAATAGCGCTCAATGAACGCTATTACACGCTCACCTCGCGTCATAGTCTTTTATCCGTGTTTGGGAAAGGCGATCAGGTTATCTTCCTGGCTCTGATGCTCGTTTTTGGTATTTCGTGCATCACGATCATTCTGATTGCGTTTCTTCTGGTCGCGGCTTTCGCCGTTAGTTGCGTGGGAATGGATCTGCAGGTCACGGCGCTGAGCCAGGATGGTTCGCTGCAAATCAGGAATTTGTTTGCGGAGGTTTTTAATCAGCGCCTCATTCCTCGCTTCACCGCGCGCGCGTTCTTCTTTACGCAAATCTCTGCGTAAGACGGTGATATAGAGCTGGTTATTTGCCAGTTCTACAGCGGCCAGAAGGTCGGCCGGCGTCCAGCTGTCCAGAGCTTTCGATCTGATATTGTCATGCCAGAATGGTTCGGCTTTTTTTTCCAAACCTGCATGGGACGGAGGATCGATGGTGTCCACTGCTGCATTTTTCATGGCCTGAACCGCTGCCGCCGAACTGTCGGAACGGGTTCGTTTATCTGCCATATGTCAACACCTTAAAACTAAAAAAATCGGGTTAGCGTTAAAATCAAACTTTGGCGGCGGTCATTTGGGGCAAAGGTTTTGAAGATTTGATCCCCCCCTGCCCTGATGCGATTCATTCTCATTTGATATCGTTGCATTTGAAATGATTTCACATGATAGGTAATCGACTTGCCGCCGCCGCGCTATGCCGAATGTTTGTCTACCTGTTCGAGTTTCTGAGTGCCTTTCCCACGCCCGGAGACAACATGCCCTGAGACGGTCACTGTCGGCACCTCCTGCCCTACAGCGTGCGAGAACTGAATGGATGTCACGTTCTTCATCTCCACGCCATCAATCACCAGGCGAACGAATTTTCCATCGCGGTATTCAATGCTGAGGTCTTTCATTACGTGCTCCAGTGAGACGCAGGATCGAGCGGGTAGCCGTTGGCATCACAGCCTATTACCGCGCCGCTCTTCTCCATTCTCTGTTTCGTTGAGTCATGATGCGCTTTGCACAGTGGCTGCCAGTTCTCTTTACTCCAGAACAGGAGCTGTGCTTTCGATATGGCCAGCGGGTTACCTGACTTAAGCGCATCTTTGAGTTTGTGGGGCTCGATATGGTCAACCACCGTTGCTGGGGTTATGCGCCCCTGCTGCTCGCACATCACACACAGTGGGTGCTGCTGCAGGAAACGCAGACGGGCTTTATCCCATCGGCTGCCATATACGCGGGGCTCTTTGTTCATGCCAGTCTCCATGCGCGGCGGCGTTCTGTCCTCGGCTCGTTGTCAGGGTGACGCTCAACCGTCGGCATGTCGGCGTGATCCACCAGCGAGTAACACGGGTAAATCACCCGGCCACCGAATGCTTCACCGACGGCGTAATCAGCTGCCAGCGTTTTATTCCATGCGCTGAGCATGCGCGCCAGCCTGCCCTGAGGAGGGCTATAACATACCCCGTGAATCAGCTTGCTTAATACGATGTGGTCACCGCAGACGCGATCCGCATCCACCAGCATTCCGGCTATCTCTTTCTGATACTGCGGCGGTCGGCCGGTACCGAGATAAAAGCTCAGCATGTCGTCAGGGAAACGAGCCAGCCAGTCCTGAGCCTTATCACGAAAACCTTCAACGGGTAATGCATCCTCTTCGATGATAATCACTCTGTCTGATTGCTCAGCGGCCCAACGAAGAGCGCGAAGATGGTTTGAATTTGCACCAGCGCTATGCTCATCCATGAAGACAATGTCAGCCTCAAGCTTACTCGCTAACTCTTCAGCCATGGTGCGGCGGGAATGGTGAGCCACGATAGCGATCAACATCTGTCAGCCTCATTGTGTGTGAAATGCTCAAGTCTGGCGGCAACAGCTGCGTCCCTGGCTTCTTCAAGTGACATGAATGTTTTCTTTAGAACAAACTTGCCATTGAGCTTAACTTGCGCGAGCCAGCGCCTGTTTCCGCGATTCAGATAAGTAACCCCGAGCACTCCAGTTTTACTATTTTTCTTAGCGCCGCCGAGGTTCTGATTGTTCTCGCTTCTGCTGGCCAACCTGAGGTGATTGATATTGCAACAGAGCCTGTTGCGACAAATATGATCGACATCCATACCATCAGGAACAGGACCGTTCACTGATTCCCAAACAAAGCGATGCACACGTAATGCCTTACCACCAGTTCGTATGCTGCCGTAACCTGTTTTTAACTTTGCTCCGGTCCATACCTGGCATTCGCCTTCAACCTTTGTTCTGGCCTTAATTGCTTCCTGTGGCGAGCTATAAACGGTGTTCCGCACAACCAATGGATCACCGTATTTCCGCCATCTGAAATAGTGCTTTCCGCACATCCCTCTTTTTTCAGAACCATTATCGCAGTCATTCACGTAACATTTTTTAGCCATGTGCATATCTCGCAACCAATAAAAAAGGCCGCCGAAGCGACCTTGATTTATTTTTCAAACTATTTATGGCGAAACCACGCAAACTCTCTACCGACACCATCAGACTTAAATATCGTGTGGATACGCGGGCCGGTAACAATCCGATCACCAAACGACTTTGCAGCCATACCGAACGCGCCCATATCCACCAGCGTTGCGGGAGCTACTTCCATCTTCCAGAATCGGTGGCTTTCAATCAGGTAATGCTGTCGGATGATCCGGTGAGCAAACTCCATTACGTCTTCACGGCTGCCACCAAGCAGCCCAGCATTCAGCAGTGGTTCATCACGATGCTGCTCGATGAAATCGCTATACGCTTTGCCGTGGTGATTAGCCTTCATCCATTCGTCGGCATACGTCTTATGCTCTGAGCCAACGTAAATTTTACCCGGCACCATTTCTGCCCAGGGCTCTCGCAACATTTCGACGTCAGTACCGTCCGTACACCAGACAAGGTGGTACTCAGGATGTGAACGTAGAAATTGATAGATGTGAAGCCAGCGAGCAAAGTAAGGGCTCATGTCCACCAGCGGGACTTCAACCAGATCGGCACCAGTTGGCGACTCTTTTAATTCGTCAGCCAGGACAATCGGCAACGCGCCGGATATTGAGTCCGCCCAAACCTGAAGAGCCCGCGGGTCAGGCTTCATTTTTCCGCCGCGCTGTGGGTCTGGCTGACTCGTAAGCAGCGTCGTAATCACCAGATTCGGATTGGTACTGTATGAAGCGAATCCGGCATAACCACTATCCCGCCGGCCGTTGAATATTCCGACGTTTCGTTTCACCAGTGCTTCACGGTCAGGCCGGGGAATAGAGCGCGTCCCCTCTTCATGCTCATCCATGGAGTGAATCAGCTTTTCAGAGCCGACCACATCAGCGAACGCCCAGGTCGATAACCCGGCGTTGTGAATGCGCAGCGCCAGATCGGGATGCTCGTACATGCCGCGACCGTATACCCGATCGAAACCGCCAACCTTCTCGATAGCGCTGCGGTGGTAATACAGCATCACGCCGCGCTGACCGGTGTAAGCTATGTGCTTATCATCCCGATACAGGACCGCCATATCCTTCAGCTTATTCGTCCCTGCAAGATCGAGAAACTGATAAGCCAGGTGCGGCTCGGGTGATTCGATGTAAGGCAAGTGCCAGTTATCAGCGATGGGCCAGGCGTCATCGTCCCACAGGAAGAGATGCTCACACCCGGCGTCCATCAGCGCGGTTAAACTGGCGTTCTTCGATGCAACAATGCCGAGTGATGTTTCATGGCGAAGCAGCTGCACGCCGTTAGGCACTACTGCGGCAGGTTTCGAACCATCATCTACAACCACCACCAGCGCGCCGGCTGGCAGGTGCCTCAGATGCTGTTCGAGTGAACGTTTTAAAACGTCTGCGCGCTGATGTGTCGAAATGGCAATGCCGATCCGGGATGAAACGACGCTGGCGGGAGCGTATGGGACACCATCAATAGTGACCTGCATAAAACCTCCCGTCAGATTCCACGCCGTAAGGAAGTCCAGATCGCACCGCCTGGCTGCATAGCTTGTTGAATAATTTCGTCCACAACCTTTTTGATGGACTGCTGTAAGGCGGTCTCTAACGCGTTTTGGTGATTGGCGGCAACCGCCAACTTTTCAGCCAAAATCTTCACGCGGCTTTTACCATCGTCAACATCGAGTGCCATGCCAGCTTCGTGCTGCTTACCCTTGTCGGTGACGTTCACGTTCAATTTCACGTTATAACCCGTAGACAATACGCCATCACCGATCAGCGCCTTATGGATGTAGGCTTGCCCTGATTTATCGACAAACCAGCCCCATTTAAAGTCTTCAATTGGGCAGTAGCTATTGATGCCGTCTCTTGGCTCATCTATAGGGCAGCCGATATAACCACCAGCGGGAACACCAAAGCGAGTATTTGCCAGATGCTTAATGGCAAACTCCTGCCCTTCAGCAGTCAGGAACGTGAAGAAGTTTTTCTCATGATATTTTGTAGCGGTATGGCGACTTTCAGCAAACCCCAGTTCTCGAAGCTCAGCTGCGCCAGATTTAGATGGCAGATCTCCACCAGTCAACGCACCACGAAAAAACAGCGCATAAAGAACATCCGTCGCAGCGCCGGACAACGTAATGATTTTCTGACCCATGATTTATTTCCTTTTAGGCGTGAGCCTGTCGCACGGCAAAGCCGCCGAAAGTTAACGGTTTGCCCAGGCTCACAGCTGAAAGACGTTCTTCGATGCGCACGTGCGATGCACATTAAAAAGCCCCGCTTACGCGAGGCTAGTTTTGGGATGGATAATGGCAATCAATCTTCTTTTTTAATCACCACTTCCTGCGGCCGCATCTGCTGAATGGCCCGGACAATGCAGTAAGGAATAACCGCCCAGGCAACTCCCATGGCGGCTCCTGCTGCTTGTTGAGGCGCGCTGACAGCGCCGAAAACCTCAATAATACCTTGAACAAAACCAATAACCCCAAAAACAACACAAATAGCCCAGAGAATTTTCATTAACCTAACTCCTTTTATTAAAGAGCTATTAGGATAATTCCGAAGACTGTTTAGTAAAGCTTTATTACATGAATTACCGGAACTTATCGCTCCGTTTATAGCGATAACCATTATCAAACCCACCAACAGGTGAGCTTTGTAATGGCTTGTTCAGTTGGATATATATCGATGAAGTATGCTTTGCCCTGATCGAACTGTTCAAATGCTGCTGGGCTCGGGATAACCATCTGCAACTGGCCGCCAAGTGTGTACTTTGACCACGACTTGTTTTCGGAGGTGTCTGCAATTACTCCACGAGTGGCCACGCTCATGCCACTGAGTAACTGTCACTTCATCTCCGCATCTGACCGTTGCACGTTTGGCGTTCTTGCTGCCTTACCGGAGCATGTCCCTAATTAACTCTCACAACTGTCTGCTAAACCTGCTCGCAATTATGCGACTTGGGGCAGCCTCAAAACTGCTGCATTACCTTTCGGCTATTGCCATCAGAATCAGTCTCTATGGGGATGGCAACAAAAAACGCCAGGAAGCGGATAGATTCAGCAGTTCAGAATGTTATCGATGGATGACAAACAGTGATTTACATCGAGGACAGAGTAAGGACTGTTCCTGACGTACCTTTGTTGTCGGATGTTTAGAGTTATGTCCGCATATCGGACAAGTCACTGTTGTTTTGGTCGCCGCTTCAACCCGTCTAAGTGCATAATCGAAGAATGACATAATTTACCCCCTCTAAGAATGAGGGTTATCATACCACGATTGGTTACTTTTTAATCTAAATAACCTTCATTAAAGCACTTAATAACTTAGCCCATATACTTCTCGTCGAAGAAAAATATTCGCATTACAAATCAATACGTTGAAAATTTAATTAAATCCCACTATTGCGAACTTTAGTTCTGCTTTTGGCAGTTCGCCTACCACGCTTTGTTTAAGGCTCGCGGACGCTCTTGCTCAATTTGCCGTATGCCAGCCAGGTTATTGTTGGCCTTCTCAATTACGGCCAGTAGCGGCTTAATCCACAAAACAGCCTGGCAGTATGTCATTGAACTGGTGGCAGCGGCACGATCATCGGCTGTGTCAGATCTGTCGGTATAGGCGTGCATGGCGCTGGTACGTAAACGGTGCGCGTATTCGAGCAGCCCACCAGCGACATCAGCAGGAACAGGCAGATCACAGGTTTTTTCACGGCGGAGAATCTCCCGGTATTCGATTACGGTTTCTTCGGTGCTGGTGTCGATCAGGGAGTTAAGCCTGTTGGTATGCTCTGCAACCTGATTGAACCGATTGAAGTTAAATGCCTGAGTGGCGATCACCTGCCCCTGCAAAGTGTTGTCACTTCGCAGAATGTCGTTATCGCTCTGAAGGCTACTGGCGTTTGAGCAACTCTTAACGAGAGCGACCGAAAGGCCAGCAATAACGACAACGCAGAAAAGACCCGGATTAATTTTCATTGATCCAGCCCCCAGCACGCCAGCGCACTTTCCTGATCGCGCCGCTCGACTTGCCCATAGCAGCCATTCTTCTGGCCTTTGGTTAGTCGGCAATCACGCCCACCGTCTTTAATCCACCAGCGGATAGATTCACAGGCCCCTTTCCGGTCACCAGCATTGATGCGCTTGTAGAACGTCGAGGGGTAACATTTACCAGGGCCGATGTTGTATGGGCAAAACGATGCGATGCCCACCTTCTGAGGCTCACTCAGAGGTACTTTGATATTGCGATCAACCCAGGCTAACGCCTTATCGCGTTCAATAGCGTTAACCTTGCGGCATTGTTCTTCTGTGGCGGTCATGCCTTTAACAACACGCCTGCCATCGATGACGGTCACACCGTGACATAAAGACCAGACACCACCCGGGTCAACAACGGCCACCAGCGCATTGCCTTCTTTCTCGCTGATGAACTGGTCAAACAGCACAGGAGCTGAAGCGCCAGCGGCGATGAGGGATAGCATGGCTGCGCTGAGTTTTGCTCTTGTCGATGCCATGTTAATTATCCTGTGGTGGCGCGGTAATGTAGCCCTTCTTAAGGGCCTTCTCGTATGCCTTGGTCTGGCGTCTTTTGAAGTAAAGGTTGGTCAGGTATGTGGCTATACCGATAAGAAAACCGCCAATCACTGCAACCTTGTTCCAGTCGAGGTCGTGCAACCATTGCAAAATGCCGCCTCCACAAATAAGACTGCCGGACACGCAATACGAGACTGCGGATGCAATTTTGTCAGGCATATATCGGATCATCTCTATCTCCTCGCGTAATGGCGGGAGCTGTGTGTAAGGGGTCAGGCCCTCGGGACGATTTAACAATTAGGCATGTCGATGATGGTTCCCGGGGCCTGAAATAAGAAAAGGCCACCAAATGGCAGCCTTAGAAAAGAAAACCTCGCCGAAGCGAGGCTATTTGAATTTGAGGCACCTCATCCAACAAACCACCCCGGTTAGTTGGATTTTGACGAGATGCTTTTGGATGAGCGCTGAACCCAAAGGTCAGTATTTTCACACAGCAATTTTGCGAAAAGCAGCGCCCATTCAAAACTGGGTTGCTTTTCAGTCACTCCGGGGAACCCATCATCGCAGACCGAAAAGCTTTAACTGGAGCGGGCAGCGGGAATCGAACCCGCATCATCAGCTTGGAAGGCTGAGGTAATAGCCATTATACGATGACCGCATATGGTGCCGACTACCGGAATCGAACTGGTGACCTACTGATTACAAGTCAGTTGCTCTACCTACTGAGCTAAGTCGGCATTGGTCCGCCACCGGGGCCTCGAACCTCGTACTACAACATTTAGTTGCCGCTCTTCCCGATGAGCTAGTGGCGGTCTGGTGGCCCTTGCTGGGGTTGAACCAACGACCGGGTAATTATGAGTCTCACGCCCGAACCAACTGAGATAAATGGCCGGGGGCGAGATGATACATAAGTCAAACTACCTACGCAATATCAGTGGTTTTTATGGTTGCCCTCATTCCTGTCTGGTATCGTGAAATCGCCAGAAGTAATCAACCCGACAAGGAGAAGTTCATGTCCGAATATCACAATTTGCTGCACGTTATAAGAGCGCGTGTATGCGAAAACAGGAACATGTCTCAATCTGCGTATTATCAAGGAAGCCAGCAAGACAACCAAATTAGAAACAGAACGGCTTTAATTTTCACTCTAGAGATGGTGCTTCACCAGCATAGACTGAAGTACGCAACGATTTTCAATCCGCTTGATGGAAAGGCTGCACTCTACCATATGATTTTTATGAAGACTCGCTGGCAGCCATCCGACATCAGAAAATTGCCTCTTGAAGATGCTTTGTTTGTCATTCAGGAGGAGTTGAGAATCGATAACCTTAATTCCGACGCTCAAGAAGTGCTGCAGAGCTTCAACCTACCGTCTGTTTCTTTCCAGTTTGAAGATTTTCCAGAAGAGGACTGGAATCATACGGAAAACTCAATATTCCTTCGAAGCCTGACTCAGAAAGTAAACCAATAACCCGGTTCACCTCTTCCAGCCGTTCTTCCAGAGCGGCTTTTTCTTTCACCAGGCGATTGAAGTGAGCAAGGTGGGTTTTCTGTTGCCCAAGCCAGTCTTCAAGCTGCTCAGCTGTCATGCCAGGGTTAAAGAAATATGGCTGCTGCGTACCGTCTTGCATTGCATACCCTCAGAAAAGCAAAAACCCCGCCAAGGCAGGGTTTCGATGATTAAGCTGTGTGTCTAAGTGACTACTCTTAACAGGTTACGATAGTTTTTGCGGACCGCGTTAATGATTTTTTAGCAAATTAATAGTAATTTTAGGGGCATGCCTCTTGATTTGAATGGAACAGCAATGACTACAGAAGAACAAAAGAAGACTCGTAGAGTACGAGTAGGCTTCTTTACTGGAAATGGAAGCAAAAAAGACGGCCCTTCAGTCGCGAAGCTCGCTTTCGAGCAAATGCTTGGAACTACTGCTACATCGTTTCCTTATGTTCATACAGCAGAAACCCAGAACCGTGGACTAAAGCTTGTAATTCTTGATAAAGACGACAATCAGCATAGCTATTTTGGTTATATCTCTTGGAGAAGGGACTGTCTCTTGCCCTTCATTGAGGATGGTCTAACTGGAAGTGAAAGAACTATCCCTTTAAGTGACAAAGACTCTGTGGTTGAGAGGACATACTTTATTTACCATTATGAAACCGATCTATTGGTAATGACACTTAATCATTTGGGCCCTAAGGTAAATGACCTGTCTTTCATTCTTTACAATAAAACCCAGATGCAGAACATACGGTTCGAAGCGATTTGGAAGCAAGAAAGCATGAAAGACCTTCTTGAAGATGGCAACGTCTTAAGAAGCTTTGACTTAACTGTTGCTGCCCCAAGAAACTTCAACAAATCCAACTACCACTTCAAGCATGAATTGACTAAAGATATAGTCGATATGGTAGTTGGTATGGGAGGTTCCCATCTTAGGTTGAACATGCGCGGACGTATTCGCCCTAAGAAAGCTGGTTTCAACTACTTAAAAACTTGTGTAACTGATGCCATCAAAGAGCTAATCGAACTGTTTCCTAAGGGTTCAGGTGGTTTACAAATCAAAAAAATTGACGTTACAGAGCCTTCAAATACAACCCCTACAAGCTTGCTCGATCAGGTGCTCATAGGCACCCGCACCATTGTAGTTAAAAGCGGTTATCCGTCTGATTCTGATATCAGAATAGCCATGACATCTGCTAAAATTGAAAATTCAGCTTACCTTGCTCAGTTTGAGCTTGCAGTAAGATCATAAAATTGCCAAGGAGGTTACAATGAGAGTGTTTATGACTCTGCTTTGGAAACTTGTCCTCCTTCTCGCCATCGCTTATGGAGCTTCATTGGTTTTTAAACCTATGAAGCATGCTGATGTATTGACTACAGCTGGGGTGTTGTCGACTGTTTCAGGAATCCTGTTCGGTTTTGTTCTCGCTGCGATCTCGATTTTTAGTAGTGCGAAAAGCGACGAAGATGGAGCAATAAATGCGCTCAAAAGGAATAACATTCTCCCATTGATAATCAAGCGGTTGCTATCAACGGGTGCAACATTAATTGTTGCCTGTTTTTTCCCTTTGATAGCAATGTTTCTACCAGATGATCTGCTTGTAAAAGGTAACCCTATTGACTATGTGTTTATTTTACTGGGTCTTTCATCTTTAATGATTTCTTTGTATACCTTTTCAAGGTGTTGGTACGCACTTCGTAACATTTTCCCTCATTTGTAACATAGGCTCTTGTAAGAGCCTATGTATAGATTATCTATAAGTAATCCATCTCAAGTTTAACATCTAACATACTCAGACAGCCGTCGATAAAACCTTCTGCCATCTGAATCTCAATGCGTATTAGCTTTTCATCCTTTTTCCGTGCTTTCGCAATTTTCCGCTTTGAGATGCCATAGAGATAATGCGCAACTAAGAGCGAATGCTCATATGGCTTGCGATTTTGCAGCCGAGCTAAGCACCCCTCGATAATCAGAGCATCATCATCGGTGCATGAAAGACGAGTTTTACTTGTTTGTGGAAGAAGCCCCTTGAAGCCAGCAGCGATTGAAGAGTAATCCACACCAGAGCTATCACTTGCTGCCCAGCCGCCCCAGCGCTCCAAAACCATTTGAATGTCACGCATTGTTCTGTGCTCCTGTCTTATTCAAGTCGTCGCTGATCTGCATTCCCTGAGGGCTAAAGTGTTTTAGTGATGCTTCAAGTTCCATATCTCAAACCCTCGTTACGTTGCTGGCTTCCCACTCGAGATCAAGCTCGCTTTGCGGCTTACCGACCAGGTAGTTAAATGGTTTTTTCTCGCCTTCCAGGAACTGGTGAGAGCGAGAGTCGAAATTAGCTCCGATGTCACCGATCCACCCTTCCCCTTCTCGTTGCTTCAACAAACGAATCATTGAAGCGGGGAGATTGATCGCGGCCTGTTCGTCTTTGTCGAGGCTCTCATAACCCATACGATCCGCTTTTCTCTGCGCCAGCTCACGGGGAATGTTGCGCCAGACGGCCATAACGTTGTCGGGCATGTCGGTTAAGGCGCCAGTGCCTTTTACGTCCATCTTTCCTGTTGGAGCGGAGTCGTTTGTTTTTCTGGCGTGGGTAACCAGCAGGACGTGACAGTTATGCTCGTTCTTGAAGTCGCACAGCGTATCGATGAAGTCCTTCTGACCTGTGTAGTCTTCTTCGTCTAAGCCACATTTAGCCAGGTTATCTATGACGAACAGCTCAATGCCATAGCGACGCCGGGCATAGGCAAAAATCTCAAGAAGCCGGTCTGCTTTGGCAGTTCCGGTAAGTTTGAATACCCAAAGGCGGTCAGAAAACCATTCGTTGGTCATAATGATTTCTTCACGTTTCGGTGAGGAAGTGCAGATGGTTTGCCGCGTGAGTCGGGCAAGCATTTTGCCTGGTTTAAGCTCCAGAGAAGCAATACACGTCCTGACGCCCTGACTCATCGCATCAATCGCGATATGTCCAACGAGCTCTGTTTTTCCATGCCCATTAACGCCATTAACGAGGGTCAGTTCACCGGCACGGAACTTAAAGTTGTTGTTCAGCGAAGCCCATGGGCTTGTAAACAGACCGGTATCCCGATGTTCGAATGCCTCGATAGTTTCCTGAAGCAAGTCCCCTGCTGAGCAAAGCTCATCGGGATCGAAGAATTTGGCGCGCTCCATGTATTCCAGAATGGAGTCGCTGTCCATGCCGTTCATCAGGCAATCGTTGATATCTTTGTGGGGAAGTTCAACCATGCGGCAACGATGTTCCCCAAGACGTCTGGCGATTTCTTTTGCAGCTTCACGGCCTACATTGTCGTTGTCCAGGCACAGCCAAATTTCCTGGAAGCGATCGAGGTTATGGTATTCATATTCAATCCACTGCTGTTTGGCCCCTTTGCCACCGCCAAAGGGAACAGACAGGGCATCATAGCCAAGCTGCGTAAAGGTCATGCAATCAATCTCACCTTCGCACAGAACTACCAGGCGGGTGTTTTTATCCAGAGCCTGCCAGCCAAACAGACATGGTTCGCAATCAGCTTCAGCCATAATCAGTTTTTTGCCGTTTGGCCTTTCGGTTCCAATACGTTTTACCTGTAGCAGTTCACCATTCCGGATGTACGGGAATGCCACTGCTGGTACCTCGCGGCTTTCGTCGTGATACCAGACCACCGCGTCTGTTACCTTAAAGCGATCGGCTGTTTCACGGGTAATTCCACGTGAAGCAAGGTAGTCATAGCATTTGCTGGCCGATTTAACGCCCTTTTTCGTCGGACGAGAGAACAGTTTTTTCTTCGCTTCGAAGTGGTGGTCGTCATCTTTCAGGCCAAGAAACTCTTTCGCCTCTCGCATTGCATCATGCAGCTGGCAGTTACGAACCAACACCCAGAGATCCAGCAGGTCACCGCTGTCACTGCTGGCAAAGTCAGCCCATGATTTTTTACCGCCGATATTGACCTTGAGGCTTTTGCCTGAGTCACCGTTCGTATTGCCAGCACACCACTCCTTCCCCTCCAGATGTCCTTTCGGAAGGAGAAACTTAGCGACGCGTTCAGCGTTATCCCATAGTTTTTCTGATAGTTCAGCTGGGCTCATAACTCACAAACTCCGTAAATCGAATTTAACAAAAAACCATCTCACAAATCCCTCGCACAGAACGCCGTGGTTATATCCGGCCACCAGCACACGCTTGAGGAGTATTTTCATGGGCGATACCCGCCACGGTTCATGCGATCGATCGCTGACTGATTGATAAACACCTCGGCAGAGCCGTCATCAGACTTTGCGTACCACTCGTAGCGAGACTGGTCTTGTCGGGTAGGGACTTTGTTTTCCTGGGTCTCTACCAGCCACGGTTCATCGAAATGTTTATCCGGCCCGAAGAACGTCGCCGCCTGCTTGACGAACGAAGTACCGATCTTTCCCTCAGAGGCCATGAAAGCTGCGTAGCGCTTAACCCCTTCCAGCATCGTCTCTGGTTTTACGCCCTGTTTAATACGTGCGTTCCAGGCTTTGAATGCGCTTAGCTTGTTATTTCCACCGCTACGTTTTGGGTATGCCTGCCAGGCTTCTTCAAATGCAGGAGAATAATCAGTTGAAGATTTCACTTTCGGTGTGTCGGCTTCAGCCGATGCACCAAGATATTTATTCTCTGTATTAATCTTCTGTGTAGTCTCCTGGTAATCTACTGTATGAATGGATGCGGAATTTCCACATGACTGCTCGTTGGTTTTCCCCATACCTGCATGCTGGTTTTCCGCATCACTGTTTGCGGAAATTCCGCATCCTTGTTTGTTGGTTTTCCCCATACCTGCATGCTGGTTTTCGCCAAGTAGAAGTTCTTCCAAGCGCTCCTGGTTTACTCTGAAATATAATTTTGCTGGGATGCCACGTTTTGCTTCTTCCAGTACGCCACAGGAAGCCAGCTTTTTACGCGCTCCCTCTTGTTCGTAACGCGTTAATCCAGTCTCTTCTTCGAGATCTGTCTGGGTTTTGTAGAACCAATTCCCTTCCATGCGGTTCTGCCAATAGACAATCTGTGACAATAGCAATGCACCTGTAATACCCACGCCAAGGCGAACGAAGGACCGTTGAAAGGCTATTGGACGATCAACGAGCTGTAAGAAATTGCTCACTCCACAACCCTCCTGAAATAATTTTGAAACTTCCAGACAGGCTGCATGCATTCATGCGGATAATTCTGCCTGGTGAAGTACACCTGCTGTTTATCCCGATTCCAGCCGGTGACATGCACAATCACACCGCGCGGATCGCGATAATCGATATCCAATGGCTTAACTTGGTTTTCGGTAGTGATCGAGTGCGACATATCACACCTCATTGCCCGGGTGCGGGAATAATTTTGGTTTGTCAGGTCTCAGTTCATGGGCGGGAATCCCAGTAAAGGCCGCAACATCAGGCACATGTTCCACCCCAACAACACCAACCTTTCTCCAGCGAGAGACAGAGGGTTGTTTTACACCTATAGCGCGAGCTAGAGCATTTACTCCTCCAGCAGCATCAATAGCTCTTTCAATTGCTGATTTCATTTTTTTGCTAATCCCGTTCAGTTGCTATCGAAATTATGATAGCAATTGCTATTGGAATGAGCAATAGACTTGTTTATCATGCTTGACTAGAATGTGATAGCGGAGGCTATAAATATGCAAGAGAGAACACTTAAGACGCTAGCTGACAGACTTAACTACGCAATGCATGAGATGGGCATGAGCCAGGGTCAGTTAGCCAAAGCGGCGAATATGGCACAACCAACCATATGGCGAATAACATCTGGAAATGCTAGAGGCACAACTAAAATCGTTGAAATAGCTAATGCCCTGGGTGTTCGTTCGGAGTGGCTATCAAACGGTACTGGACCAATGAGGGGTGACGACCAACAACCACCCCCACCGATGAATAACAAAAAAGATCCAGCCATCTTCAGAGTTGACGTACTCGACCTTACCGTAAGTGCTGGCCCGGGCATAATTAACAGCGAATTCGTGGAGGTGCTGCGCTCCGTGGAATACTCAGTTGAAGATGCCCGTCAAATGTTTAATGGCCGGAAACAGGAGCAGATACGCATCATCAACGTTCGAGGTGATAGCATGTCTGGCACCATAGAGCCAGGGGACTTACTCTTCGTCGATATCAGCGTTCAGCATTTCGACGGCGACGGTATATACGCGTTCATCTACGATGACACATCGCATGTTAAGCGCTTACAAAAGATGAAAGACAAACTCTTAGTTATCTCTGACAACCATACCTATCTACCATGGGACCCAATCGAGAAGGAAGAGATGAACAAAATTTTCATCTTCGGAAAGGTGATCGGCAGCATGCCGCAGACCTACAGGAAGCATGGGTGAATAATGCAAATGAAAATAAAAACTTACGCATAACAAGCTGAGTAGATTCTTAACCCGGCCAGTGCGCCGGGTTTTCTATGTGCCCCCACAATAGTAACCACCAGTCAACCAGGCGGGCGACTACCTGATCGGAACTCCTACCCTCTTTCTCTCTGCGAGTATCTCGCCCTTTCACAGTCCATTTTATTCTCAAGCTTCGATGCTCCAACTCCCGATATCTCATGTATTGGTAGATCACTGTCTAAAGGACAATTATTTCTACCGTGCTGTTACAAACACATCAGCAATATATTTTTTTTATTTTTGATATCAATGACATAAAAATCAATAGCAATTTAAATAGCAATACCTATTGCAAAGGCCAATAGCAGGCTCTATCATCATTCTATCAAATCAACTCAGAGGTGATAGAAAATGTCTCAGAAGATAAAAACATTTAAGGGGTTGTCCATCCATCCTTGTGATGCCTTCAAGAATATGTCCTTGATTGTTGAAGCAGCTAGTTTGTTATCGGCGGTTGATGATGACGAGTATAGAGAAATTAGCGACATTCTTCTCGCGTTTGTCTGCAACTATGCAAACGAGGCCCATAAAAATGAATGGGATAAACGATAATGAAAAATCCAATCGAAATGCTAAATGATATTGCTGCGGAAATCACTGAGAATGCTTCGTTACTGGAGGTTATTTACCGCATAAATGAATTTTCACCGGAAGCCGATAACACAATTGCCTGCTTGATTCGTTCTATGCTAAAGACCAGCCAAACTGCTTACGAGTATGTGGAGCAACTTAGCATCCATGCTGGAGCTGAATGTCAACGGGGACAAAAATTAGAGTCGCTAACAGCGCTAGCTAATCAACTTAACTCTTGGGCTTGTGATATCGGCGATTGTAAGCTTGCCGTTTATAATTCAATGGATGATATACCAACAGAATCAAACTCAATTGGGGTTTTAAGTCTCGTCTCCCAAAAACTGGATGAAATGCAGAGCATTATTAGCTCTAAAGCGGACAAGATCGAATTCAATAAGTAACGCTAAACAATAAAACAAATAACACCTTCACTGGTGTGGCTTCCGGCAACCTGAAAACAGGATTAGGTTAAAAATGACATTCATCAAAGATAAATCTGCGTATTTAACAGCACGGCTTTTCTTCGCGACCTATGGTGAGGAATACCGCCATATCTCTAACCTTTTCATGCGCAAAGCTTACGGGGTCTGAATATGCTCAGTAAAGACAGCTCTCTAGAAACCGCAAAAAACACAGCAGATAACCTGTATCAATTAATGGAATTAATTAACTCCAATATTATTGATATGGATATCGAGCAAATAATTTCTCTGTCTGGCCTCTGCCTTGACTTGTCGGCTCAGGTTTCAATGTGGATGGATTCGGAGTTTGAACGTCGTGAAAAACAACGTAATTGAAACCTACCGACGCCGAATTTTAAAGGCAGCGTTATTACGCCACCAACGTAAAACAGGCAGTAACTGCCTTGTTATTAAGCTCAATAAAGGCGGCATTAACACGGTCGAGTTAACAGAGATTCTTCTCGATGGATTATTACGGAAATTCGAAAGGCTTGCGATCAGTGAGTACGGGAATGTCGAAGGCGTAAAAGCCATCAGGGGAATTTACAGCAGCGCTGTTGATGTTAATGGCAGCGGTGAATTCCTTACGGATAGCGGAAAGGAGTTAATCGACGAGCTCATTTCTGAGCTGGTTGAGTTCGTCAAAAAACAAAAAGTAGAGGCTCCGAAAACGGAGGGTCATGAAATGGGGGGATCTGATGGCTCTTACAGCGATACGAATTCCTGAGTGGGTTCACCTGCAGTGGGCTTTCATGAACTGAATACAGGAGTGTAATTCGTGAAAAAATACGAAATTGACCATTTTTTAGAATCTAAAATCTCGCAGAAAAAGAAGAAGAGACTCATTTGCGGCATTGGGCGTTTTGATGTCGATTTCCCGTGTGGAATCTGGATAGACGGTAAATGCCATCATCACAGCGCGTACGAAGTCTGGCGTCACATGATTCAACGTTGCTACAAACCGAACACAGAGCAGGATGCGCGCATCTACGCAGGATGTATTGTTTGCGATGAGTGGTTGTATTTCAGTAATTTTCTGGCCTTCTGGAAAGCTTATTACCGTGAAGGCTGCGCACTGGACAAGGATTTATTACATCCGGGTAATAAAACTTATTCACCAGAGCATTGTGTATTCATTCCGCAAGCGCTTAACAACTTTGGCGCTGACCACACCAGAGCACGCGATGAATTACCGCAGGGTGTGAGCTGGCACAAGCCACATAGTAAGTTTCGGGCGCGAATCCGCATAAAAGGGAAAGCCAAACATCTCGGGTTGTTCGACAGCGCACAGGAAGCACATAAAGCATGGCATGCAGCCAGGATGCAACAGGCTCGAGACTGGAAGCCAGTCTGCGATGAAATCCATCCAGACCTACACGCCGGATTGATGCAAAAAGTAACAGGGGAAATAAAACGATGAACGATAAACGCACCGTAAGCATGATTGACCTGGCATTACAGAAACACGATACGCCAGTTGGCCCACTGTTCGTGGCAGTACGCCATGGTCGTATCAAAAAATGCTTCACGCGGGATACGGCGATCCGATATCTGGCTTTCTTCATGACCACCGAGGCTTTTGAGCGTTCAGGTTTTCCGCAGCGTCACCCGCGGGTGCGTATTGATCGCGATGACAGGGAGGTATGGCGAGACGGGGAAACAAAGGCTGAGTATCTGGCCGCACACCAGCGTTGTGTTCGCCGTCTGCGTCGCATCCTGTCGCGCAAGCGAGAAATGGAGAAATGGTGTGAGAAATGGGACGCGATGCATGACCGATTCGTTAAAGAGGTTGATGCACTGCAGGCCATCAAACCAGCAGGAGTGCATTGATGCTGAATTCAACATTCAAACCAGAACCGACATCAACCGGCATCCGCCTTGGGAATCGAATTATTGGATATTCCGCCGCCGTAAGGCAACTCGACAATGGTCACTATGACAAACAGATTCCAGATGGAATGGAATTGTTGGCTTGCATTATGGAAGCGGTTGAAAGTGGCTGGTTCGTACCAAGCGAAGAAAAGCTGCTGATTTTATGGCGTTGGCTCGTGGTCGCCGTTTTCATAACCGAACAACTACAAAAGAACGGCACTGTTGACGTTCCGAATAACGATGGGGGTGTTGATACCGCTGTTATTTACTCCAGCAATAGCGGCTCGATCAGCGTTTACCCAGGACCGGAACGATTCGCCCTTGCGAGTTACCTTGAAGGTGGAGCTATAGAGAAATACGGGACGGAACTAGGCCAGCAGATGGCGCTTGGTATGTATAGAGACATGGTTGAAATGGACGCTGAAAACGGGCTCAGGTTATCGATTTTCGGCCGTGATGGTTTCGGTCTGCTTCATGACAGCTTCATAGAGCAGATTCAGGCAGAGGGTATGCCATCCAATCCTGTTATTCACTGATGGGAGCGCTGATGAAAAGGTTAATCGTGAGTTTCATATTTTCTGTGCTGCTGGCGGCCACCGTTATCGGCGCGCTGATTGAATATAAATTTTTGGTGAAGTAGCGAGGCACTCCATGAATAAGCCAGTTTTAGAAGTTATTAAGCGTTGGAGCCGTTTAGCAACGGAGGCCAAGCAGCTGGGGCTCGCCACCATTCCCATCGACCCGCAAAACATGCTGATGGTACTGGGAGATCTGCCAGTCAGTGAAGACTATCAGGCTGCAATCGATTTTTTGCGCAAGAGAGCGACCAGCGAACTTGATGGCGGTTTTAGAGCGCACCACAACGCGCTTATCTATGCGGCAAATGAACTGGAAAATGCCCAGGCATTTGGGCGGGAGGTCGGTCATGAGTCTTGATTGCGTACCACTTTCAACCTACTGCCGGGACGCCGGAGAAACGGTTGAAGCCGTTAACAAACGGATACAAAGGGGGTTATGGAAAGAGGGTGTCCATGTATTAAAAGTCGATGGCGTTAAAGAACGCTGGATAGACTTAACGGAGGTTTCAAAGTGGGCAAGAAAGAACAAGGATCATTATCTCTCCCAAGAGGAGTAACCATTCGCCAGCATAAAACTGGCGATACCCTGGTGATCACATTCACCTACAAGGGGGTTCTCTGCCGGGAGCCCCTATCCAGAATGGAAGCAAACGCGCGCGGCGTGAAGTATGCCGAGCGCCTGCTGGGGGAAATACAGAACCAAATCGCCGGCGGCACATTCGATTATGCTAAATACTTCCCCACCTCCAAAAAACTGGAGCTGTTCGGGGTAGTGAAGAAAACCAAAAATATTAAGTCCTACCTGGACGAGTATCTGAAAATCTGCCAGAACCGCAACCTTTCGCCCTCCACTATTGGCGGTTATGAAAAGTGCCTGTCTGCGCTATCAGCGCTGCACAAAATGCATGTGTCGGAACTGACCCCTGCGGTCCTCAAAAACTGGATCGCCAGCAGAAAGACAAAGCTGAAAACGATCAGGAATAACCTCTCGTTTCTGCGCAGCGCCATAGATGAAGCGGTGACTGACGGCCTGCTGACAATCAACCCGGTAACCCTTGTCAGCGCGAGTCGGTACCACGTGATCGACAGCAGCCCGAATAGTGACGATTACGAAGTTGATCCGTTCACACCAGCGGAAATCAGCGCTATTTACCAGAGCTGCAGATACCAAGAGTGGGAAAACCTGTTCCGTTTCGCATTCAATACGGGTTTACGCAGCTCTGAGCTGTGTGCGTTGCGCTGGCCTGATCTCGACAATATCGCTAAAACAGCTCACGTTCAGGCGGCAAGTGTTGTTGGCGTTCTGAAAGGTACCAAAACAAAAGCCGGTACCCGTAAAGTAGAATTAAACAGCGAGGCGCTGGCCGCGCTGCAGGCGCAGAAACAATTCACTTTCATGAAAAGCGAGTTTATTTTCAGCGACCCTAAAACGGGTGAGCCCTGGGCGAACGCCGACGCGATACGAAAAAAAGCATGGGTACCAACCCTCAAAAAAGCTGGCGTTCGATACCGTAACCCGTACCAGACCCGCCACACATTCGCTACCAGACACATTAGCCAGGGCGTAAACCTTTTCTGGCTTGCCGGGCAGATGGGGCATAAAGGGCCGGAAATGCTGTTCCGCAATTACGGTAAATACCTGGCTGAATACGACGGGAAAACCGCCATTTCTGCAGCTCTGTAGCGTGGTGAATATTTCAAAATGTTGGACGGAATCAGGACGTTAGAGGGACCACGATATGCACGTAAAATGCACTTGAGACCTTTTAAAAAATACAAAACATTAATAATCAATAGGTTAGGCATTATTCTGACACGGGTTCAACTCCCGCCAGCTCCACCAAAATTCTCCATCGGTGATTACCAGAGTCATCCGATGAAGTCCTGAGAGCCCGCATGGCGCAAGCCCTGCGGGCTTTTTTGTGTCTATCGTTGTCCGAGAACATCCGGCTAAATCCGGTGATTATTGGTATACGTTTAGGTATACCATAGGATGTATATCTAAAAACGTATACCAATTCAGGAAGGAGCGGCCACAGTGGCACGGACAACACGCCCCCTGACCAACGCCGAAGTTCTGCGCGCAAAGGCGCTAGAGAAGGATCTAACGCTTCATGAAGGCGATGGGCTTTTCCTGGTAGTGAAAACCAGCGGGAAAAAGCTCTGGCGTTTCCGTTATCAACGCCCGGTAACAAAACAGCGGACAATGATGGGGCTCGGTGCCTTCCCTGCTCTTTCGCTTGCTGATGCCCGAGGGTTAAGAGCGGATTGCCTTGTTAGCTAATGGCATCGACCCCCAAGTTCAAACTGAAGTTGCAGAGGAACAGCAGCAAATTGCGCTGGACAGTATTTTTTCAACGGTCGCCGCTAACTGGTTCCAACTCAAAAGCAAAAGCGTTACCCCTGATTACGCAAAAGACATTCGGCGCTCACTGGAGAAAGATGTATTACCTGCCATTGGTGAGATCCCCGTTCAGCAAATCAAAGCCCGAACATTGGTTGAAGCACTTGAGCCAATCAAAGCACGAGGGGCACTAGAGACTGTTCGACGCCTGGTGCAGCGCATTAACGAAATAATGATTTATGCGGTTAACACCGGTCTGATAGATGCTAACCCTGCATCTGGTGTAAGTATGGCCTTTGAGAAACCCAAGAAGCAAAATATGCCGACACTGCGGCCAGAAGAATTACCGAAGCTAAAGCGCTCTTTGGTGATGTCGAATCTCTCTGTTTCGACTCGTTGTCTGATTGAATGGCAACTCCTGACGCTTGTTCGCCCTTCGGAGGCTTCTGGCACTCGCTGGACAGAGATCGACTTTGATGCAAAACTCTGGACGATTCCTGCCGAGCGAATGAAGGCTAAACGCGAGCACATTGTTCCTTTGTCTCCTCAGGCATTAGATATTCTTGAAGTGATTAAACAAGTTAGTAGTCATCGAGAACATGTTTTCCCTAGTAGGAACGATCCAAAACAACCTATGAATAGCCAGACTGCTAATGCCGCTTTAAAACGGATTGGCTATGGTGGTAAATTAGTAGCTCATGGCCTACGTGCCATCGCGAGTACAGCTCTTAATGAACATGGATTCAATGCAGATGTAATCGAAGCAGCTCTTGCCCACACTGATAAAAATGAGATTAGAAGAGCTTATAACAGGTCAACTTATCTTGATCATCGAGTTGATATGATGAAGTGGTGGGGAAGTTTTTGTGAAAATAAACATGGAAATTGAATATATGAATAACGATATTCTAACAGCATTTAAAGCTTCAGATTTAGTTGATAAAAATATTAATTTTCTTATTGGCTCTGGTGCATCAGCAGGCTATATACCGACTTTATGGATTAAGGAGGATATATCGTACGAAGATGTACTTACCAACGAAAAATATCAAGAAATCGAAAACGTCATTTATCACTCTTACTACACTGACATTTTATCAAAAAGTTATTGTATAAGCCCAGTTAATTTTAAAGAAAAGTTAAAATTTAAAAAGACATTTATCAATTACCTTAAATTCATTAAAAACCTTTCTTCTTTGGTTGATAAAAAAAGCGCTAACCAAATACGCAGAGCAAACATATTTACAACAAACTATGATCTTTTTTTAGAAAAATCATCTGACTTACTTTTAAAGAATAACACTAGTTTTATATTTAATGATGGAGGTAGAGGTCTGCACACGCGTCACCTTAATATAAGTAATTTCCATACATCCACATGGCATCAAGGAACTAATGACCTTTATAAATTTGAAATACCTACTATCAACCTCATAAAAATGCATGGTTCAATATCGTGGAATAAAGTTAACGAAGATACTATTAGCATACGCTACCTCGACAACCTTCCTGATGAACTTACTATTGAAACAGATCACTACTTAAACATAGAAGAGACAATAGGAAAGGTAGATGAATTATATTTCTTTGATGGCGCTAAAAGCGCTATTGAGCTTTCTCGAGAAGATGAGGATAAATTACAAAGATTTAGAAATGAATATGACAAACTAGCAATTGTTAATCCAACCAAAGCAAAGTTTGGAGAAACTGTCTTCCAGCAACATTATTACCAATCTTTACGACTGTTAAGTTATGAACTCGAAAAGCCGCAAACAATTTTAATTTGCTTCGGATTCTCTTTCAAGGATGAACATATAAGAGAAATAATCCAAAGATCTTTAAGCAATCCCTCTCTGGTTATCTATATTTTTTGTTATAAATTAAAAGACAAAGAGAATATTAAAAAAATAATCAATAGCAAGAAAATTGTCTTCATATCGCCTTGTGATTATACCGATGAAAACAACATTGATTTCAAGAGATTTATATCATGTATATTCCCAAAGAAAAATGAATATTCATTGCGGGGGTTAACATGCAATTTGTAATAGGAGCCGTAACTTCAGTCAAAGGAACATCAGTCAGGGCCCTGATAAACCCTAACCTTTATCAAACCACATATATATACGATGGTAAATTATATCGAGGCGTGTCTATTAATGAATATATAGTAATAAAAAAAGGATATCATGAAATAGTTGGGAAAATTGAAGGTGAAGAAATAATCGAAAAGAAAAATTATAATTCAGAGCAACCCAATTCAGATAAATATGATAGATTTATAGATCTTAAAATTATAGGGTACGTGCAAGATAATAACTTCCAACCCGGAATAAAATATCTACCCATGATTCAAGACGGTCTATTTTTAGCATCAGATTCGTTAATCAGCGCTATTTATACGTTTAGTGGCAAAGTTGATTCAAAGTCTATAACAATAGGAAGATCATTATTAGAAGACATACCTATTAGAATACCAATAAATGGTGTATTCAATTCTCACTTGGGTATTTTCGGCAATACGGGAAGCGGGAAATCTAATACTCTCGCGAAACTTTATATAGAGTTACTTACCTCTTACAAGGATAGAATATTCGCGAACTCGAGATTCATGTTCATCGATTTCAATGGTGAATATCGAACTATGCATAATATTTTCAAAGATTGTAGTTCTTATGTGGAACTTGATACACATGCTGTCGCAGGAAAAGACAAACTACTTTTGAAGCAATCTGAGTTTTGGGATGCAGAATTGCTATCAGTGCTATTCTCTGCAACTGAAAAGACACAAAAACCCTTTCTGAACATATTGGTTAGAAATAGAGTTGAATACGGAGAAGAACTAAATGATTATTTTCAGAAAACCTTACAAGTTATGTTTGGTCAGAACCAACATAGAGAAACAATAAGTGTTTTACGTAGCATAATAAAGATCATCAATCCAGATAATGAGGAAAACATAGGTACAGAACTTGCAGCATTCAGTTGGTTTTCAAGAGGGGAGAGTAATAAATACTATTTAGGGAATTTTTATCCAAACACACCTGAAGAGTATTTGGTGCACACCCCTTTACTCAGAAGTACCTTTATCAACCCCGAGCGACTTACAGCATTTGAGCAATTGTCAGTACGTGCAACATTGCAACTTATACAGTCAGTATCGAGGAACTACGTTCAATATGAACATATCAGCCCTTTAATTGGTAAAATAAATGCATCGACAAAATCACTTGAAAAAGTCATTGAAATAATTTCCGATGTCGAGATTCACCCCACACCTTTAACATTTATTTCTCTTAAAAATTGCAATCAAGACATAAAAAAAACTATACCAATGATGATTGCTAAATGTTCTTTCTTAGAGCACAAACGTTTTGAAGAAAAAGCAAGAAGCTTCCATTTAATCATTGATGAAGCACACAACATCCTTTCCGAAAGTTCGGTTAGAGAGTCTGAAACATGGAAAGATTATAGGCTCGAACTATTTGAAGAAATAATAAAAGAAGGTCGCAAGTTTGGATTTTTCATAACCATCTCCAGTCAAAGGCCAGCAGATATATCTCCAACAATTGTATCTCAAATACATAATTACTTTCTCCATCGTTTAGTTAATGATAACGATATATTCTTATTAAAAAATTCTTTAAATAATCTCGATAGCTCATCTCGCTCCCTAATTCCTTCATTACCGTCAGGTGCATGTGTACTATCTGGTACAGCTTTCCATACACCAGTAGTAATACAGATTGAGCGGTTATCTAAAGAGCTTGCGCCAGAAAGCGATACTATTGATTTGGATGCATATTGGTAATTATTCTGGCGCGCAATGCTCTCCCCGCCCCGCCTGCCCGCTTAAGGGGTCGCTTTTAATGCAGGTGCATGACCGACCTCAGGGCGCGCCAGTGCTGGCGCTGGAAGGGGATCCAGTGTCGGTAAAACGCATGCAAAATCATGCACCTTATGCATGCATGGCTTTTATACGTAAAAATGGCGGGTTTTCGGAGATTTTTAAGCGGGCTACTGCACGGCCAGTTCTGCACGACGGCGGGTGTAATTCAGGTTCTGTGCAGGCGTGCATTTTTCACGACTATCATCGCGCGAAGCCGCGTCAGGCCTGAATCCGATGGCCGTTAAAATGTCATTATCCTGCGCCGAATAATAAATTTTTTCACCGGCGGACAGCCAGAGCTGTAGCGCCTCGCGTAGATAATCGAGTGAGTGCTGCATGGCGCAGCGCTGAATCGCGGAATGTTGCCCGGAATAATTCATCAGCTCAGGGCAAGGGCGGCGGCTAGCTCCGCGCCGTGCGCCTGCATAAAATCATTTAATCGGTCGCGGATGCTGATGCGCTGCACCTCCTCATGCGAGCGGATGTAGCGACCAGCAGCCTGATTAATTTCCCATTTTTTCGCGTCAATAATCTCGCGCAGTGTTTGCAGACTCCGGCCGCTGCCTGCAAGCTGTTCGTGGTATGCCTGTTCGGCCTGCGTCAGTTCATCCCTGCGTTGCAGCCAGGCAGATTTGTTTACCTGACAGGCCTCAAAGACTTTCTGTAACGTCAGTGTGGTCATGTATGTTTCTCCTGATAACTAGCCGTGCTTACGCACCGGCACGGTTAACGGTGGCCGCCGGTGCGGGTACAGGGATAACCGGTTCTGTCGCCGGTGAATGAATAACCCGTCGATAGATTCAAGCGTGCGGAACGTGGCCGAGCACTCGATGTTCATGCACTGGTGATAGCGCTGTTTGACGTTATCGGACAGATACCGACTGGTGCGGGAATGCGCGCTGGTTTTGCAGAACGGACAGTGAAACAT